TAGAGAGTACGTTGGTTACAGAGGGGTAATCTTTTCCTTCTGGAGTTTTGTAGTGTCGCTTGGAATAGCCTTTAGCATAATTTAGATCTTCATAGGGGAGAAGTGAATCTAGGTGCTCAAAGGTTCTGCTCTTCTTGATTTGACTCATAATAATCCTTTTGATACTTAGGTTTTCTCTTTTTAGAGGATAACCGCTTTCGTTTTTTAGGGAGATCGTCACCCTTATAAGATTTCTTCTTATATTCGAACTTTCTTAACTTTGACATCTTGTTGCCTTACTTTATACCCATCATTTCTTTAGTCATAATATAATCCCTCACAAAGTCAGATCTTACAATATCTTCCCAAGAAAACTCGAAGACTTTGAAGTTCTTTAGACGTTCAACAATAGCCATGAACTGAAGGATTCCATTTTTGTCCCTCTCCTTATCGAAGTCGGACTGGTAGTAGTCTCCACACATAATGAATCGGCAGTTTTGCCCGACTCGAGTTATGACAGAGTCTAATTCGTGAAAATTAAGGTTTTGCATCTCGTCTACGATGACGATAGCATTGTTTAGAGTCATGCCTCTTATGAACGAGGTGGACATAAACTCTAGTGTATCAAAGTTAGTCAACTTAACCCAAGAGTCAGAGTCTTGGAATATTTCGGTACATATGCTCTTATATGGTCCAGCATATGCTTCTTTCTTCTCGGTTTCGTCTCCAGGAAGGAAACCAATGTCCCGAGTTGGTACAATAGATCTTACAATTACTACCTTTTCAAACTCAGTAGACTTATCTAGGACTGCTTCGAGAGCAAGATGCATGGCTAGGAACGTCTTACCTGTACCTGCCGAGCCAGACAGCACAAGGTTAAATGCGCTGTCCCATGACTCGAATACTTCCTGTTGCTTATCGGTAAGTGACTCTATCTGAGTCATATTCTCTACACGAAGTTTAGCGATTTTACCAGCCACATTAATCCCTTATGTTGTTGACTTTACAGCCTTCCTTGACTTTAGAAAGAACATCTTTCCACCCATCACCAGCTTTTCTTAAAGAACCGCCAGTCTCATTATAATTAAATGAAGGTGCGCCAATAGACTGACTTACTTTATCCTCTGCGCCACATTCTGTGCAGGGGTTTTTGGTTGGTTCGTCACGCTCTGATATTTTACAGAACTTAGTAAACACATGCTCGCATGCCTTACACTGGTAATCATAAGTTGGCATTAAACCACACCCTCTTTGATTAAACGCTCACGGTTAGCAAGGTGTTGTGCTTCAACCTCATCTTTAGAACCGCCAAAGTATGGAACAGCATGACCTTCTTCAACTAGGATCTGAGTTACTGGTCTCCAAGCATCAACATTAGAATCATAGACTGTAAAGTCTCCAAGGATACGACCAAACTTACCTTTCATATCCTCACCCTTTTTACTTACTTGTGTTTTAAGTACAGGGTCTTTTCCGAGAAGCGACTTCAATCTAGCTTTAGATGCTAGACCAAATTTCTTCTCTACTTTGTCACGAGTCCTTGACTCAGGAGTATCAATACCCATGATACGAACTCGCTCTTTCTTTAACCAAACGCCAAACCCTAGATCAATATCAACATCTACAGTATCACCGTCAATCACTCTAACTACTTTAGTTTTATATTCATACATCTTATTTTTTTCCTTCTATCCAAGATTTGGCTTGTATCTCTGCCCATGACATTGTCTTTTCGGGATAGAACTCATCCCTTGTAAATACTCCATCCTCAAAGAACCTACACCCATAATACTCTTCACCAGTTGCTGCTTCTTTAGTGAAAATAGAAACACATCGAGGTGGCTCATGCTCAGAGTGATAGGTTTTAACTACCCGAGAGATGGGCATTTTGGCATTTGACTTGATCATTCTTGTTGATCTAATCTTTCTTTAACTAAATCATACAATGGGTCAAGTTCTACTTCCTCTTCAACGCCAACTTCCTGAAGTCTGAATGGGCTTCTTATTCTAGTTTCGACCCTAGAAGTTTTTATATACCCAGAACTCCGCAATTCTTCTATATCATAATTGCTTCTTAACCACTTATCTTCAATGATTACGCTGGCATTAATAGTTTTTTCTAAAATTAATTCGCTGTTTTCAGACTCAGCCAAAGAAGATATTGTAGATACGTGATCCTCATCTCTTATCTTAACTACTGCGTTTGCCGCAACATTAAACGGTGCCATTGTTGTACTAATTACTTTAACCTTTTTCTTAGAACTTGGGTTCACCCACCATGTAGTTTGGTGTGGAGCAGAATGACATTTGACTGTATAAGTTTTACCAACTTCGATTTCCATCGTATTCCTCTTATGCGTTATACACACTATTTAGCTTTATTTCCAAGTAGATTTTTCTTCTATAGCATATTGACAACCATGAATAAAATCTCTATCTTCTTCAGAGAGAACAGACCAGTAGAAGCTAAGATTATCAATCAACTCAGTTACTACTTCGGGGTCTGCAAGATGATGGTTAGTATTCATGAGTTCTTCAAGCATATCCATCTTACGCTCGATCTTTTTTCTTAAAGGATAATCAGACATATTGAAACCATTTTGGCGTTGATCTTTTAGTCCAAGACATCTTGAACCTTTCTTGTTTAGTATGGTAAAATGCACGGTACGATTTAACAGCATCTTCAAACATACACTCAGGATTAGAACCCATGGCAAGTTTGAATGGTGTCTGCTCTACGGCAGGGATATTGTTAGGAACTTCCTTGAGCGCATTCCTTAGTTTAGTATCAGTAGAGTGGACTTTACCATAACGGTAGCGATACTCGTCGCACAAAGCAACAAAGTGTTTGTAGTGCCAGTTATAGTTAGCGACAGACTCCATAGTCCAGACAGTACAGGGGTGATGCATATGAACCGCTTTGTACAAACTGTTTTCTCTAGAGTCGGGCAACTCCCAGTACCTGCTCATGGTCTTGCCTGATTTAGAGGGTCGTCTAGACTCTGCCCCATCTAGCATTCGATGAGCGGTTGAAAGCATTTGCGCTGACTCAAGAATCATCTTAACAACATGTTTGTCGCATTGCTCTTGGGCAGCAATAATTGGATCATTATCAAGTACAAATATATTCACAGTAATATTCCATAATAAAAAGTAGATGGGGCTATTATACCCCATCTTGAATCAAAAGTAAAGCCTTTTCTAAGCAGCTTCCAAGTCAGTAATATAATTAGAGATGTACTCATATTTCTCTTTTATCTTGTGGGCTAAATGCTTCTTGCCCTGTTTTTCCAACTTCCACATATAATGCTTCAGTTCTTTTGAGTCTCTCTTCAAGCGTTGTATCTGACTGGGGTTTATCATAGGTGTCTCCTCTCAGGTTAAAAGAAACATAATGAAGAAAAGAACAAATACTCCTATGGTTGAGTGGGGAAGCCAACCTTCCCCACGATTGACTTTAATATGAGATTACTTCTTAATTAATCCATCCCATACACTAGAACACAGTTGTTTAGTAATCCCTTTATATTTCTGCGCCAGTTTCTTATCTTTCATCCAGATAATCAGTTGCGCATCTTTTTCGTGAATGGATTCTAACAACCCGATAAACATCGACTCTCGCTTCACCGCATTAAGTTTCTCTCCTGGTCCACCAGTTACAAAATATCTCAAGGTCTTTGATTTTTCTAGCAAGGACTCTTTTGGTTCTGGGTTGGGGGTGTATGGAGGTTGACCTTTAGGTAAAAGAGTGAATTTGATACTATCGTCATACGAACCTTTGACGATATCTCTAAGTGCTAGGCAGGAATTGTCTAGCAAAACTTTCTTTTTTTCTTCACGGTTTTTAGCTTTGGCAGCTAACTCGAAAATTTCATATAAATGTTTTGACATTATTAGTGGAACTCCTCTACACACTCGATTAACATATTACAACGATTCTTAATAAGATAATTCAATACTTTCATCTTGGGTGCAGGCTTTGATTCGTTATAGTTATTTATAATATTTTGTTTTAGCACTTCAGGCATTTCAGCTAAATCAATCATTTGTCGGTTACGGCAGAAGTTACGGTATGTCTCGGTATCCATAATCTGCTCAAGGTCGTCAGTATTATGTAGCCATGCCTCTAACTTCTTTTTCGTAATCGGAGATTGACGTAGACCATCAACCAAAGCATTATCAGGGGATAATACATTAGGAACACCATCGCTAGAATCGCCACGCATGATATGCTCAAGCAAATATGAACGTGGGTTATTCTCTTTGATTAATGCTTTCTTGTATGGGGAATACTGTGCCACGTTATCGAACTTGTGTAACTGGATAAAGTCTTTATCCGCAGATACAATCATAACTGGCTCGTGCTGACCAAACTCCTGAGAGTTGTAGGACAAAGCACCGATAATATCATCAGCTTCTGCACCTTTAACCTTTAGCACTTTATAGGGGAAGTTATTAGTCAAGTCTTCTGACAGTTGATTGATAGTGCCAAAGATTAGATCCCAGTTGCGGTCATCTTTATCACGGGACTTCTTACGGTTTGCCTTATACTCGGGGAAAACGTCTTTACGCCAAGAACCGCCCTCGCAAGCAATAACCATTTGACCATATTCCTTACGGAACATTTTGTTATACATGCGAATGGTATTTAAAATAGTATGACGTATTAAACTCTCGTCTTCGTCTGCCTTGTGAGCAAATATAGAATTTACCGCTACGCCATTATAATCTAGAATAATCATGATTCATCCTGTACGAGTTGACCATAACTGATAGTGAAGAAAGGAATAAGGATAACTGTACCCTCAAACTGCATTGGGGTATGTGTTTCGGTATTCAGGTTATACGTCCAAACCAACTTACTATCGACAAATTCAATATCAAAACCAATACCATTGCGTAGTTCGAAACTGAATATCCGACCAAATATTATTTTATTAATCATGACCAATCTACCTCACCGTGTTCGTCACATTCATTAATTGAAAGAGCGCAGTGGATTTGTTGATGACAGCCTTTGTGTTCCCAGCCATCACTCTCTATACCACAATCAAACTCTTCAGCGTATAGGTCTTCAAGTTTTTCTAGGAGATCCTCTTTTTCTTTTTCGGTCATATCTCCACGAACAACTTCTAGATTCCAATCAGTAGAGCAACCATCCCACATTTCGAGCATATCTGCATGATAGTCGTCCATTTCAAACCATTCTTCTTCGGCATCTGGCAACCAAAGTTCTTCTAACTTGGCATCTTCGCCATAGAACTCATAGAAGTCTTCAAGAGAATCTATATCTCTATCTTGTAACTCTTCTAAGATTTCGTCATCGGTTTCAGGGTAACGAACTATAAACGATCCGCTACGATACAACTCTTCTTTGGTTAACCAACAAACAGTGCCGTCTTCGAACTCTTTCTTCCAAGTCGACAGGTCAGTGACACACTTTTTGAACTGGGGTTCAATCAAATAATATTTCATTACAAACAGTCTCCACGTGTTTAATAGTACCTATTATACTACACTTTATTACAAAAGTAAAGGGTTATTTTGAAAAATATTTCTCTAGATATTCAAGGTGATCCCGAAGACTTAACTTCTCTTTCTTGGCTTGGGATACTATTTGGTCAGAAGCACGATCGGCTTCTAATTGTTCAACTATTGACTTTTGATCTTCATACTTATTCTTTATGTATTTCAGATAGCTGTTGCTTGGTGCTTGCATATTGTAGTCCTCTTAGGTGGGCTCTGCGCACTTTAGCGGATATCCAATCATTATAATAATCGTCTCTGAGTAAGACATCACGCTCGAATTGATACTTCGCTTCGTAGTAAGTGCATTCGGCTTTGGTTTTACATAATACTAGTATGGTTCTTTCAAATCTATCAGTACCACGAGTAGATACTTGTTCCTTCAATACCTCGCTAGAACCATAATAATCTTTCCAATCTGATTCAACTTTTAATCGCTTTCTTCTCTTACGAGTCTTAGTAATAGGGAGAGTTTTTGCTCTCCAGAAGAACTTCTTACCGATATACTTCTTACCATTATCAAGATCTAGTATCTCGTAAACAAACCCATATATTACTTTAGGGTCGAGTTCTTCTGGCTCGTAAGGTTTACCATCATATAACCACATAACAATACTCTAGTTAGTTTCTTTAGAGTATTTATTCTACCAAGAATCGTCGTATTCTGGGGTTTCGAAGTCTAACTCGGCAAACCTCTTATGATCCGTACCACAGAAAGGGCAATATCTCGGCTCTAGTTCGGATCCGTCAAATAACTCATTATGCTCCACCTCATACTCAGCATCACAGCAGGCACAAGTGATCATAAGGTCATTTCCTTCATTGTTACATGTTGGTTTAACTGCTCTAATCCACCAACAACTTCTTTATCTTCTAATATGAATGGCATAGATCTAACATTAGGATACCTACCGCTAAAATCTTCAAGAGAAATATCTCGGTTTAGTTTAACCTCTTCAAACTCAAGGTTTTTTGTTTGTAAAAGGTTTTTAGCACGGACACAGTTTCCGCAGTTATCTTTTGAATAGATCGTATACATTATAGAGATAATCCTTGTAGTGTGTCGTTGGATAGGTCTTGTTTAACACCCCCAACAACATATGAGCTGATTTCGGTTTCTTGAGGGGCAACTTGTACGTTACCGCCCCCAATCCATTTCTCTGTCCATGGAAGTGGGTTTGCTTGAGGAACGTGATAGTTTGAGTGAATGCCAAGAGACTTCATTCTCTTTGCTGCAATCCATTCAACATAATCATTTAACAGGTTAGAGTTTAATCCTATCATAGAACCATCTTTGAATAGGTATTCTGCCCATTGCTTTTCTTGATTCACTGCTTCTTCAAACATAGCAACTACGTCTGCTTCGCATTCTTCTTTAATCTTAACAAAGTCTGCGTCGTCTTTAGGCAGTAGCCTGAGTAGCGATTGAGATGCAGCAAGGTGCGTATTCTCATCACGTGCAATAAACTTAATAATCTTTGCATTACCTTCCATCTTCTTTAATTCAGCAAATGCCCAAGAACATGCAAAGGAAACATAGAAGCGAACACCCTCAAGAACATTAATAGAGTTTAGTACCATCCATAGTTTCTTCTTGAGGTCATACATATTGATGTCGACTTTCTTACGATTGACTGTGTGTTTCCCTTCCCCTAGTAATTGATACCATCGAGAATACTCAATAAAGTCGTCATAGTATTTGGAGATTCCTTCGGCACAATCAGCAATCTCATTAATATCTAGCATCTCGTCAAATACCTTAGAAGGATCTGAATAGATGTTACGAATGATATGAGTATAAGATCGTGAATGGATAGTTTCCATAAACGTCCAAGTCATTACTAGTGGTTCAATCTCGGGGATAGAGGCAACAGGCATTAACGTCTCTGCTGGACCACGACCCTGTACTGAATCTAGTAAAATTTGTCTTTTAAGGTTAGAAGTAAAGATATGCTTTTCGTGGTCGGTTAGCTTTGAAAAGTCTATCTTGTCTTTTGATACGTCTACTTCTTCTGGTCGCCAGAAAAACCCAAGCATCTTATCGGTGAGTTTATCTAGTTGCGCATACTTCAATGTGTCATAACGAGCAATATCTACGCTCTCGTCAAAGAACATCTTGCTCTCTATATGCGATTTTGTTTTCTTTTGAAACACGCTCATTAATCTTTCCCTTTATATTTTACAGCTTTCGCAATCTTCGTCATCGTATTCTCCTTGAGGGAGATCGGTTAATGCTTCTTCTTTCAGTTCGCCAGCACCGTCGAAAGTGTTGCTGTAATACAATTGTTTACCACCGTATTTGTAAAAACTTACGATGTCTTTGATCATCTGCGACATAGGCACTTTACCATCTTCAAAGTGCTCAGGATTATAACTGGTATTGACCGATATACCCTGATCGATATACTTTTGTAGTACTGCGCAGACTTTTAGATAACCCTCTGGTGTTTGTTGATCCCAGAGTAAGTCGTATTTATTTTTAAGGTGATGAAACCCAGGAACTACCTGTGCCATTACACCATCTTTTGATTGTTTATATGATACCAAAGCACGAGGTGGTTCAATACCATTCGTGGAGTTACTTATTTGCGCAGAAGTTTCTGCAGGCATGAGAGCCATAAGAGTTGAGTTACGAATACCAGTTTCTTTCAACTGCTCACGTAATCCTTCCCAATCCATTCTCTCAGCGTGAGGTACAAGGTCATCTACATCTTTCTTGTACGTTTGATTTGGAGTTATTCCCCAAGCATATTTAGTATCGCAAACATTTTCAATAGAACCTTTTTCGACTGCTAGGTCGGCAGATGCTTTAATAAGGTGATAAGACCATGCTTCGGTATATTCATCAATCGTTGCCAGAGCATCATCGTTATACTTTAGACCACGTTTGGCTAGGAAGTACGCAAGGTTTATGATACCAACGCCCAGAGGTCTACGGTTCATAGTCGACTTCTCTGCTGCTCTTACAGGGTATGCCTGATAGTCTAGCAGGGCATCCAATGCTCGCACTGCAAGTCCACAATACTTTTCAAAGTCTGATGGCTTATCAATAAGACCCCAGTTGATTGCTGATAAAGTACAAAGGCTAATCTCTCCTTCTTCTCCATTTATATCTTGTAATGGCTGAGTAGGCAGATTGATTTCGCAGCAGAGGTTGGACTGTTTGATAGGGGCAAGTTTTGGATCAAACGCACCATGATCGTTAGCGTGGTCTACGTTCATCAGGTAGATACGACCAGTGTCTTTACGCTCTTGTAGATATTGCGTGAATAGGTCTATCGCTTTGATGGTTTTCTTTCGGATAGAAGTAGATCGCTCATACTTCTCGTATAACTTACGGAACTCGTCTTGATTGGCATAGAATGCTTCTAGCAATCCAGGAACTTCATTTGGACTAAACAGAGTAATATCCCCGCCAGTCAATAAACGCTCATACATTAGTTTATTAAACTGGAATGCATAATCCATATGACGTACACGATTTTCTTCAGTACCTTTATTGTTCTTGAGTACAACTAGGTTCTCGAACTCTAAGTGCCAAGCAGGCAGATAGACAGTTGCCGCACCCCCACGAACACCGCCTTGAGAACAAGACTTAACTGCAGCTTGGAAGTATTTGAGGAAAGGAATTACACCAGTATGAACAACAGATCCGTCTCCGACCTTAGACCCCTCTGCTCTAATAGCACCAGCACTAATACCGATACCTGCTTTCTTAGAGATATAACGTACAACAGCAGAAGAAGTAGAATTGATAGAGTCTAGAGTATCGCCACTTTCGATTAACACACAACTAGAGAACTGACGAGTAGGGGTACGAACGCCAGCCATGATAGGAGTGGGTAGGGAAATATAGAAATTAGATACCGCATCATAGAACTCTTTTACATAGCGGATACGAGTCTCTTGTGGGTATTCAGAGAATAGAGTCGCACCAATCATCATGTATGCAATCTGAGGAGTTTCGTATATCTTACCAGTAGATCTATCTTGTACTAGATACTTTCCACGAAACTGCTCCATAGCAACATAGGTAAACTTATCATCACGATCGTGTTTAATGTAACCATCTAGTTGATCGATCTCATCACGGTCGTACTTCTCCATGATACCGCCATCATAAACATTCTCGGATACGTTGTTGATAATTACTTCAGCAAGGGATAATGGCTCATATTGTCCGTAAACTTCTTTGCGGAGTTTATAGTTTACTAGCCTTGCGGCAACAAATTGATAGTTTGGAGTATGTTCTGATATAAGGTCTGACGCTGACTTGATCAATAACTCGTGGATCTTATCTGCTTCGATACCATCATATAATTGTATATTGGATTTTAATTCTATTTCGGAAATAGAGACGCCAGTTATATCATGGGTTGCCCAATCTAGAACTTTGTGGACTTTATCTAAGTCGAATAACTCTTTACGACCGTCTCTTTTAATAACGTTGATGGATTTCATTTAATACTCCGCTGGTGTAATATAGGCATATTATACTATAAAAAGGCAATCAAGTAAAGCGAAATATTAACTATTCTTCTTCTTTTTGATTCTCGTAATATTCTTTGTACTTGATTATTATGGTGCGCTGTTTATCTATATAGTTTCGAAGTTCTAGAAGATTGACTGCCAGCTTTTCGTAACCATCATCTGAGACCCCAAATAAAACGAGGTCGACTTTATCTTTAGATAATTTTTCCCAGACAGAATCTACATTGTCTTGGGTTACGACATAAAACTTGACTGGCATTGGCTCAAGCGTGGAAGGGAATTGTAAGTTGAGTGGCGGTTTATCTTCCGCTCGTGTAACAACTTCAAGAGGATCTACTTTCTTACCACCCAGATTAAGGATGGAACACCCATTAAGGAGTAACAGGGGTATAATTAGGATTAGCGATTGACGGACATTCATTATTTGCCTCACTTTTCAATTTAGCGTTAATCTCTTTTTCTGTTAAAGGAGATCCGCTTACTATTTCAAAACAACGGTTCACATTGTTGCTTGCTCTATTAATAATTCGTTCGATCGGTCTAGGTTTAGCAATAGCCAAAACACCAAAGTCTCTTGGGTTGCCATTCTTAGATTGATTAAACTTAGTCTTCAATTCTTTCATTTGCTTATCGAGTTTTGCGTTATTCTCTACGATATCTTTATTGATAGACTGTATTTGTTCAAAGTCTTGTTTTAGAGTTTCGATATATTGTGATTGTTCTTCGGCAGCATCTTTTAACTTCTGCTCATTTGCCTGAGAGATAGCTAAGTTAGCTTTTAGATTAGTTACATACCAAAGTCCAAACCCTATAACCAAAACAATAACAAGCGATGTTACAGCTTTTATTGTACCACTTGCACCAAACATATTATAATCCGTTAGAAGACCTGCGACGAATAGCACGCATTGCGCCAGTAGTTGAATCACGAAGTACCACTACTGATTGAGTGTTACGAGTTGCATAGTCATATATAGTTTTTTGATTTTCGTCAGCCAAGTCTAGATACTTAGACCAACGCTCGAATTTGTTTCTGCCTGTGTCAAACTTACGAAAGACCTCGGCAGGAACTTCAAACATTTTATACTTCTGTTTTTTCTTAGTGAATAAAGGAGCATCTTTTATTGCTATGTCTCCAGATACAGTAGTTTCTTTCATTACTTTAAGTTCTCCTTTGTCACATATATTGTTGTTGAACTTTTACCAAGAGTTGCTTCGTAAATTGGAACATTCATAACAGAACCAATTGGTTCGGCATTCGCAGCTATAGTAACTTTAGCACCTGCTGGAGCATCTTCAAAGGTAGCAGGGATTAGCACTGCATCTTTCAAACGATGTACTCCAGGAGTTATATCAGCAGATACACTTTCCTGTAGGTCAGGTTTATCTACCTCTAATTGGTCAAATAAAGAATCCATCATATCTTGTAGTTGTGCCTCATCCATTTCAGTTTCTTCTTTAATCAAGAATAATGCTGCAGCATATGAAGCAAATGCTGTTTTACCAAAAGGTAATTTTTCTAGTATGCGTTTAAGATTAAACACCAAACGATGAAATGTAGTATATGCAGCTTTCTCCTCTGGAGTCTTTAACGTTTTTGCTTTGCGCAAGACCTTACCGTTTTCGTCGATAATGCCTAGTGCATGCGCTTCCATATCTACCCACTTTTTAGTTAATGTGCGGATAAATTTAAACGTATAGAATAAATCTGCTGCTCTGGATACACTCATAGTTTTCTCAGTTTCTCTACTATTTCCTGGTCTAGCGGAATATCGACTTTGTCATCAAGAGGGATGTAGTTTAGGTACACCAAGAAAGTCTTGAGCATACTCCAGTATTCTACTTCCATCTTGTAAAACATCATCTGATTCGCTGGCTTAATACCAAACACATTATACAAGACAATAAGGTGATTTAATATCAACCTTTCTTGTAGGTCTTTATGGTTCAAATGTCTATTGAACAATCTCTTTAGATACTTAAACCTTTTCAGATCATCATAGAACTCTTCTGCGTTTTCGCACTGCGGATTATCGTAATAATGTGCCGCAAATATCTCAAAGTTCTCTTCAGTTATATCTTCAAATATTTTCATCAATTATACTCTTATTATGCTAAAAAATCAACAACTACAAAGAGTATTTATCGGGGTTAAATTACTCCCCTTCGACTGTTTTCTTAACCTTATGCGCATCTTTAAAATCTTTCTCGCCTTTAGCACGTGGTTGTTCTACCTCGTCAACCTTTTCTGGCTTCTCATGGGTATAACCAAGTTTCTTCATACGCTCATGATCTTCTGGCTTTTCTGCTTTGTAGCCTTTACCAGTCTTAGGATCATACATCATATGAGGCTCGAAATCGCTCTCAGCTAGTGCGTCGATTATCGCCAACTCAAACAACTTTGCAGCTTGCTTTATAGAAATAGTCTCGATATCGCCAAACTGATTCTTAGTTCTTACGTTTACTTTACGACCTTTTAATCCTAACTCAAGATCATAAAACTTTCCGTCTTTACCACGAACTTTCTTGATTGCAGCTTCATTGATACCTTCATAGTCTTCAACTCGATACTTCTTGCCTGAAACGATAAACTCGTCATCCCCATTCAATTTAGCAGCAGCAAGTGCTTTGGTGAATGCATTACCCTCGTTCTTGGTTGATTCCATTCTACCCTTAACTTTAAACATTTTGTAAGATCCATCTTTAACAGCTTTCATCGCTTTTGCATGATATTTTTTGGCAGATCGCTCGTCTTTGAATGTAGCGGGGGATTCTTCTGGCTTACCCTTTTTGTTATAATATTGAACAGCGTAGTAATCTTCATTTAAATCTTCTTTCAATCTTACAACATATTTACCACTAGCATCTTTGACAACCTTACTGCCTTTATGCTTTTTTGCAAGCTGGCTCGCTTTTGCTTTAGAGAACATACCAGCATCATGATAGCCATCATCAGATTCGCCTTTACCTTTTTGGTCAAGGTATTTCTCTTCACAAACAGAGTCTTTACCTTGCTCGATAACTTCGTTCTGCGATGCAGCTTCAACTTCTAGAGTTTCATCTTGACCAGTGATGACTCGATTAACTGCGTCTGTCAGATCAATATCTTCTTTCTGCGTCTTTTCTGTCTTTTCTTTCTTTACTGCCTTGCTAATAGCTTGGCGACGTTTCTTAAGATATTTGTCTGCAGCATCAGTATCGCCATCGTTATCGACATCATCATCTTCTTTGCCGACTGGGTCAAGTTTTGCCTTTGCTTCTTGAACAACTTCTTCTTGTTCAGCAGCAGGTTCTGGGGTGGGGGTTTCTTCTACAACAACTTCTTCTTTAGGCTCATACATAGTCTTGTAAGCAGAAGCGATTGCTTTGGTTATATCTAGGTCAGTGGTCATTTTTATAGTCCTATAAGATTAAAGTATCCAGCAACTACTGCTGCGGATGTTGTTGTTAATAGGATCCAAAAGACCCTAGCGATGACGTTGACTGTTCTTTCATTGTCATCTACTTTCTTTTCTATTCTATCGAGTTTCTCTGAGAATCTGTTCATACGGTTATAGTAATTCCTATTACTGTCTTCCATAGAAAGGATCTTTTCCTCTGTTCGAGCCAATGATACCATAGCTTCAGATAGTTTATCTATCTTTTCTTCTATTCTATCAAATCTTTTTTCCAAATTGTCTTCTGAATTGGGCATTTAGTCATCTACCTTTGCGTTGGCTCTCCATTGGAAACAAGACCAGTATCTTGCTTTCCATTTTGGACCTGGATCTGCGCAGTTATGTCTTGCACGAAATGATGCACGACGTTTAGGATCGTCCCTTTTAATTTCCATATCGGGGTCGCCAAATCGAACTATTACTACAGTACCTTTCTCATTCTTTACATAAACGGCAAACTTCTTGGACTCATTTGGTGTCCTAAATGGATTATTCAGCTTAACCTTGCGCCCCTGATACTCGGCTTCGGTTATCTCTATATCTTCGTATAGGTCGCATTCTTCGCATTTAGCGTCGATCCATTGTGAGAAATTGTTTACCATTACATTTACCTTATTCGTCGTCAATCATACGCATCAAAGTCTTAGTGTCAACTCCTGGAACTTGTCCAGCAACTTTGTTTGCATACCATGTAACGCTGTGTTTTAGTTTACCGCCACCTTCTTTCTTTTTACGAGCGATAATCTGATTAGTCAGATCAGCAGCATATTCATATCTACGCTTACCAACTGTCTTGGATTTGATAAGTTTTATAATAGCAGACATAGTCATATCCTTCACATCCTGTTTTCTTTCTTGGATATAAGAATCGTTTGCTGCTTCTTTATTTAAAACTTGCATTTAGTTTCTCCAAACCTAAAAATGTCTATCAGCCCATCTTTGAGCATCTTTCTTAGCATCCCCGATATTCTTATAACCTGTCACAGGGTGCTTTACTTTATTCTTTGTCTTATCAAACAATGTGGGTATTACCTTTTGACTTCCGTCTTTATTCTTTCTTAACGAGTCCATACCTGAAAGTTTTATTTCCCAGTTTCCATCAGCAGAAACATGCCTATAAACTTTCTTACTACCTTGACGACCATCTGGTTTCTTTACCCACTTGATAGTTGCTTCGTCAAATTGTTTGAATGACATCATTCTAATTTACCGCCAGCATCAAGGAATGCAGCAATCGCCATTTTCTTTTTCTTCTTGGCAGACTTACCTACAAACTGAGGAGCATTTGATTTCATAAAGTCGTCAATCCATGCACCTAACCCATCTGAAACTTCAAGTTCTTCCTTGATACCTTTATGCTTTCTCCATAGATCAGCATCAGTAGTTTTCTGGGTTTTACCGCCAGTAACAAAAGAGTTAACACGTGCTAGACCCCATTGCTGAGGGGTAGTTCCAGGTCTATGACCAGTACGCCATGCAGCTACACCACGGTCATACACTTTCTTTAATATCCCATAAGCTACGCCAGTCTTTTCGGACTTGTTCTTCAGTGCTTTCTTAGTATCTTCAACTAGCACACCTTCAAACGACGACTCATAGTTCTCGTAAGATAAAACTGGGCTAGAAGTCTTAAAGTTCTTCTTGCGCATAATAGTTTTATTTACAACTTCAAACTCGTCTTTCTTTTTGTCGTAATTAACTACAACTGGTAAATTAAGATCTGATTGTAAGTCTTTCAACACAGCTTCTGTATCGCCATGTTGTTTAATCTGCTTACCTTTATTCTTCTTAATTTTCTTAAATAGCTTTTGTATCTCTGCTACAGAGATAGCTGGCTTATTGCGTTCATCATTCATACGATCCGCAAAGTGTCTTGTAAACTCGATATCGATATTTAGTTTCTTTAGCAACCTATCCCCAAACTTTTCTAGGTCATTTAGTTGCTTTTGTGATACATCTTCACCAAACATCTGCTTGTACTTCTTAGTGTACTGACTTGGAGAAGTCTTAGCGTCTTTATCTCCTGGAGCAGGTTTATATGCTTTAGGATCATCATCGTCTAACTTAGCACCACGTTCGAAATGCGCATCACGTGATTTCTTATCTTTCTTTTTAACGCCAGACATATACTTCTGTGGCTGTCCAGTTTCTTTGTCTTTACGTTCCATCAACTTTACGTCTGATATCCACTCACGAGTACGTTCACCTTCGCAAGATTCAACCATAACATAGTTTGCGCCAAGCATAATCACCTGACCAATCTGTTCTCTATATTCTACTACATCACCCTCTTTAAGTAGTTCGCCAGCAACATATGCTTCACGATCCTCAGAGACTGATTCTAACTTAATATGCTTGCGGAAGTCATGAGACTCTTTAAGACCCATACCTTTACGCACAGCATTAAATAAATCTTTGGCACCCTTAAATCCTCTAGGTAAACCTTTAACGAATAATTCATAATCGTTTGCATCAGCTGCAGCACGCATTTTAGATGCTGACATACCTGATACGTCATCCGCATCGGGATCACGCTCGCCTGCAGATACAATGTTTATCTCGTCAAAGTTATAGTAACCATGACGACCTTTAACGTCATTGTATCGGTTGATCAGATCTTGGAACTGTTTAACACGATCTGATCCTACAACCATAGTAACTCGGTTGAACCCTTGGTCATATAACTTAACTACAATGTCAAATACTGTTCTTGCTTTAGCATCTAGTATGATATTCCTAGCGTGACGTGGGAATATCTTCCGCATAAACTTGATTTTACTTTTGTAATCAAGAGGATTCTTTTTAGCATCGTTAGAATGAGAAGCATACACAAAATACTTGTTTCTACCCGCAACTTTAGCAACGGCATCAAGTAGTTTCTCGTGTCCTGTAGTCGGTGGGTTAAACCGACCAAAGGTGAACACTGCTTCCTTTACTTCTTCGGTAACATATTGTCTAAAAGACTTCATATTATTTTTTCTCAGATTTTTTGGTTAGACGATCTTTTTCATCTGTCTTAACTTTCTTCAATAGTCTCTTAGCTAGTTTCTTGACCAGACCTTGCTTCTTCTTAACTTTATCATCAAGTTGTTGGCGTGCAGCAAAACTCATCTTTTTGATGTCTTTACCTTGCGCAATTTTCTTCTTAACTATTTCGATGGCTTGCTTCTGGGCTCTCTTTTCTAGAGTGCCTTTAGTTGCCTTCTTCTTGGAAGCGATCTCTTTGGCTCTTTTGATTTTGGCTTTGTTCTTACGCATTGCTTGAGACAATTTACGCCTTGCCTTCATGTCAAGTGCTTCTTGAGCTTCTACTTCTTCTTCATCAATAGAATCTCCAGCAGACTTTCTGCGTCTCTGTTTCATGTACTCTAGCCACTCATCATCTCCCATACGTGGATCACTAGCCACTACTAAATCTTTAAAGCTGTACATTTCAATGTTCCCTTAGTTTAATCTATTACTATTTATAAGATTACTTGTCCCAACCTTTGATGTAATCATTAGAAAAATTAGCATGACTGAATTTCATTCTATTGACCAGTTTAAGTGCACTGCCGTCATTATCGATAGCAACATAACCCTCTGGAGCAGTTACAATGAATCCGTCTTTTGTTCTTAGTAATGTACCGATACTACTCGCCTGATCCATCTTTTGGATGATCATTTCTTTAGCATCAATCAATTGGTTCATTAGATCAAAGATAACTTCTAGGTTCTTCGAGTTACCTGTCAAGAAGAACTTTAAAACGTCATCACGCTTATCTGTTTGAACCTTTTTACCTTTTGCTGTCTTACGCTTGTCCGCTTCTTTCTCGAAGTGACCATTGATATACCTAATTAGATCACGCACATGAGATTTGGTATTCTTAATCTTTTGTCCAGCCCTGACCTTAGTATTGAAATGTACTTTGGTCAATCTAAGCAATTCAGGGTTGTTAGAGATAGCATTAAGCGTCTTAGAGTCTATCTTCTTAAATAATTTACCAGCATTAGATATATACTTAGTAACTTCTTTTGTCTCTTTCTCGGTAAATGTAGCTTTACCAGAAATATCAGTAAACTCTGGGTCAACAAACCAAACGTTCTTAGACTTTTTAAGACTGCTTGAAATACTTTTACCAAATGACGCTTTCATAGTCTCAAAAGAAGAACCAGAGTACGTTGTATGCCAGACTACACCCATCTTAGATGCTTTGATAGCTTTCGCCATGTCTGAATTAGCTGGTACAGCATATACAATTGTATTCGGGTGGAATGTAATAACTTTCTCACCTTCGTAAGTTTCGCTCTTTAGGTCGCTCTTACTGTATAAGAAGTCTCCCTGAATCACGCCAGTAATGCCCAACTCGGGCAAATACTTCAGAGCAAGTTTTAATTTATCTGCTAATTCACCGCTAGTATCGGCATCTACTTCCGCATTCGTTTTATAGATTTTTGGATTCTTGGCAAAAACGCCTTTCTTAGCCACGAAAAATTTACCATCTGACGGATCTTGACCAGCAAAGATAGCAGGAGCACCATCCCACTTAACAGTAGTAGACACGCCCCGACTAGAACTGCCAGATAACATGTCACGCATAGATCTAAGAACATTAATAGCTTGTCTCGCACCAATAACTCCTCCATTCAAAACAGCATCTTCAAGATGCTCCATATGTGTATTTTTTTGTTCGGTCAAGAACTTATTAAACGATAGCATTACATCCATCCTTTAAAGTTTACAAATTGAGAAACCTTATCTAAGTCTCTGAAACCGAAATTAGATTTAAACAAAACTGTATCACCGCTTTTAAATGTAACTCCAGTATTCACTTTGCTATCGTCTTTCTCAAACTCAATATCGAAGTCTTTCTTCATACTGTCTAAGATCTTATTAAACTCTTTACTCTGGCGACTAGAAAGAACTTTTACATCCTTACCAGCCTTTGACTGTACCGAAAGGTATAGAGTGTCCGCACCATCAAACCCTAGTAGCTTGATCATGTTTTCGTTTATCTGTGCTTTGTTTTTCTTATATTGTTTTTCAAAAACATCAATCATAAGGTTACGGACTTCAATATAGACTCCCCTGTCATCTAAGATTTTCTTGGCTGCAGGTCTACCTATCTCGGACTTCAACTTTGCAGGGGAATCTGGTCCAGCCTGAAGATCAGCTATACGCATCATTTGATCTCGTAAGCCATACTTCTTTATAAACTCGTCGACCTTTGCTTTGACTGACTTCTTAGTTTGGAAGCCACCGATAGCTGGATCTATAAGGTTAATCACCCAGCTAGTGAAAGTAGAATTAGAAACATTTATGTTCCAATCCTTATATGCTTTCAAAGATGCTTCTATATGATCAATCACTTCGTTAGTCTTTTTCTTATATGCGATTAATTCAATGTCGGCTTTTGTGATACCTTTACCCGACTCACCTGTAAGTCTAACTTCAAACTCTGTAAACTCTAGGTCTTCAACGCTGGTCTGTATATCGTTCCATATACTAGCACCCATTGCTGCACCTGACTCTTCCATGCGTTGCGCTTCAGACTTTACTTTAGAAACATTGGTTCCGAAGTTTAAACCTTTGGCAAGTAGTTTATCTTTTTTGTATTTGTCTTTATGAGATTTGAGTTGTTGTACTGTCATACCACGCATACTGCCACCAGCATTAGCAATTAGTAATGCCAATTCATAAGCAGTACAAAACTCTGAATAGTAACCCATTCGGGATTTTAGATCTACTTTATCGGTCTTTGCTTCGTTTAATGGTTGCCCATCAGTAGCATAATTCAACTTTATTTTAGCAGTTTTACCGAATCCAAGTTTACCAAAGGCTCTTTTTACAGACTTAGAAATAGTCCGCACAGCTTTCTTGATCTTTTTACTGAGAGATCGTAGGGAATCCACGAGTCCTTCGTTTATCTCTTGATATTCTTTAAATCTCAACATTGTGTGTATGAATCCTAAAGTAAATTATACATCTATTTATAATAAAATAAACCCCCAATTAAGGGGGTCTATAGGGTTTGTGGCAAATTATTGAGTGAGAGAGAGGGATTTGCCACAAGAGAGAACAATTAGTTTAATCAATGAATAGGTGTTTGTATCCTTTTTTCTCGACAGTCCTTACTTTAGGGTTCGGTGCTTTGTAGCCAGCCAATTCTATTTCACGATTTAAACGAGATACCATATCGAATACTTCAGCAACCTTTTCAATCTCGCTCTTTCTATAAGAGCCGACATAACTTGAATCAGATTTTTTCATTTCATGATTTAATTTCATTACACTATATCCTGTATTCTATTTCCTTCATCATTAGTTCCTGGAATTATGTGGACAGAGCCATCTTCCATCTCTATCAATTCTACAACTCCAGACTTGTGTAACTGTTGTAATATAGTTTGTACCGATACTTCGATACCATTCTTCATCCCTTGACTATACGCTTGAGTTTGATAGCGATGCATACTTACTATGAAAAAAGCAAACAGTACAAATAACATCCAATATTCTAAAAACATAATTCTAATTCCACAATACAATCTTCAGCAAGTTTACTTTCCATATCGTATGCCTCACGTTCCCAAGGGCAATCTTCATACTTCGATTTACTATAATCTTTTTCTTTCCAAAGGATCTTACCATCAACACAGCGAAGTTCCCTACGAGCATATTGCTTAACATGTATCATTTCATGACAGATCGTAGCAACTAGATCCTCAACTGGGAGAGATTTGCTGATACTCAGCTCAAATTCAGAGTTTGTATCACCTTCAAGGCAGTACCCGAACGCTTTTTCTAATTCTTCGAAGTTCAGCGTAATTTCTAGAGTACTATGGCGTGGGAGCAGTTTAAAGACGCACCAGCTAATAATCCTATCAGCAAGTTCTCGCTCTACCTTTCTTCCGCCATTTACCTCGATATAGTTCATCAGCAAATCTCCCCCAGACAATTAATACATATATTATATATTAAAATTCAAAGAAAAACAACTACTATTTTACTTAATTCCCGCAATAATTCCAGCAACAAAATCTGTTGTGGTATTAGTTTTTATAGAGATCTCTTTTATGCTATAACCAGCATTATACAATTCCTGTATCTCAAGGATAACATTACCAATTTTAGACATATATACCCCATTCAGCAAATAATTCTTCAGTATCTTCAGGTTTAGAAGTGGTAAAATCATTACCAGTCTTTGGTGAAACAAACTTGAGTTGACCCAAAAGGTAGTCTTTAGACCAACCATCATCTAGATTGACACGTTGCTCATCAACCCAATCTTCAAGAGGTCGCACGCCTACAGGATACTCCTTGTAGTATAAGTCGTTCGAACCAAATGCAGCCATAACAAAAGCCAGAGCATCAGCCTCACGACTGAGGTCTTCGACAAGATAATCGCTACCACCTTTCATCTTCCAGCTATTTGTACCGCTTTTGAAAGAACCCTCTTCAGCGTGAGAGCCATAATTCTCGATAAGCTGGGTAGAAACAATATACTTCATAATCTATTCTCTCTCAATTAATACACTTATTATACTATAATCAGACCTAAAAGTAAAGCCTTTTTTGAATTAAGCCACAACTTTGTATGGCTTATCCCACTCACCAAAATTGATATCAGTATAATGACTTCTATGGAAGTAATCAGTCATAGCATCATCTTCATTAAAGTAATCTGGACCCTTCATCGCAGCAAGAAGCTCAGAGATAAACGATATCAACTTGGGGTTATCAGCATAGTGATCTTGATACCAATGCTCATTTACTTGATAATGACTCGCAGGATCAAACTTCACTTCACCCTCTTTCAGTTTAACAACAAGAGTCATATGATGTCTAACAGAAATAGAACCCTTAACTTTGTACTTCTTAAGGACTTCTTTAATAGCAGGAGCAAGTTTCTTTTTATCTTCTTGGGATACATAAGCCATAATAATATTCTCTCTCAGATTAAGCAGATTTGTTTACATAGGTATTGTGGTTTTTAATGAACCATCTTTCCACAACAGGATAACCATCAGCATCTTCATCAGTGATGACATAGGCAACAGTCTTCAATACACGAGCATATCTCCAACTGTTTTCAGCCACCCATACTTTATGCGGATAGTTCTTACTTGAAACGAAGTGATCAGGTTCATCATTCACAGAAAACTCAAAAAGGTTTTCATAATCTTTCTCGACGAAAGAACCAAGGATAGTAGCATCATATTCGAAGTAAGTTTTAGTCGGGGCAAAAGCCATATTTCATCACTCTCTCAATTAATTACAAGAGTATTATAACCCGATTCTAAACAAAAAGCAACCTTTTTATTGAATTATTTTAACTTTTTTTATATCGATTTGTTATATGCTTATTACTCTGAGATATAAGAGAGACCGAGAGGGAATATCTCTCCAATGCATTGGGCAACTGCTCTTGCTACTTCCATATGTTCTTTCTGAGTACCGTTACCAGAACGCAACTCAATAAAGTGTATCCATGAGCGAATAGACCCTTGCATATATAAACGAGACTTGGTTAATCCTTCGGGTAATACTGCTCTTGCTTGCTCTTTAGCAATACCCTTTTCAAGTGCCCAGTTATACGCTTTCTCGGCTGCAGAGATAACGCTTTTCTGCGCTCTTTCCCAGTTCTCCATTAATGCTTTATCTTCTGAATCAATACTATTCTGACGGTTCTTAGTGTCTTGTAGCCTTGCTTCTCGGATAACAAACTGATCCCCGAACTCCGATGGATCTGCATATCTTTGAGAGAACTCTTGGAAGGCAAATGATCGGTGACGTAAAATCTGCCTCGCAATATCCCGAGTGGTTTCTATTTCTAGAGTAGCTGATGCCATTTCAAATGGCGACCAGTGCTTATGTTTTGCTAGATAGTTTAACAAACGCTCCGAAGTCTCAGAGTTAATTTGATTACTAGGATTTGATACTCGAGCGCAGAATGCGATCAAGTCTTGAATGTCGTCCATACCTTCAGTCTGGAATTCTTCGGTTGGCTGGGTATGTCCTACAATTTGTACTTTCATTTAGTCACCTTACTTTATTATACTTGGAAACCGCTGTAATCACGTTTCTCGTTATTTCCCCATGTCGCCACAGGTTTATCATTGGCTGGCATAGTTGGTGCTGCAGAGTCAATTAGATTCTGAGCAGATTCTTCTACATCATATAGCTTCATCTTAGACCTATCAACCCCAACAACAAACCGCTTGTTTGCTCCAGGATCATTATATCTATTCTTCAATTGCTTCACTAATATCTGACCTAACTGCTCGAGTTCCTCGCTACTGATCAGGGCAAACATAAAGTCCGCAGTAGCAGGTAGACCAAACGATTCAGAAGTATCTTCAAGACCAACATCAGAGTTACCATAACCAGATCTTGTAGTCTGTGTAGCCGACATGATAGGAACGTCAAACTCTACTGCAAGTCCACGTATCTCCTCGGCAATAGACTTGATCAAAGAGTAGGTATTCACCGATCCGCCAAGACCTTTCATACGAGAAGAAGCACAGATGTTTAGATAATCAATATAGATTACATCTGGCATAAAGTTCTTCTTCAACTTCAACTCGTTCAGTAATGCACGGAAGTGACCAACATGCGCAGATCCAGTAGGATATTCTTTGATGATTAGTTTGCCTTGAGTTTTCTTAGCGATCTTTTCAACCTTACTATCAAACATTTCTTTAGATAGAGACTCAAGCTGATCAATAGGAAGATTCATGAGGTTCGCATCAATACGTTCGGCAATACGCTCTTCAGCCATTTCCATAGTAATGTAAAGAACATTTTGACCCTGAGATAGGTTTGCTCCAGCACAGTGACACATGAACAAAGACTTACCAACACCAGTACCAGCCATTGCGATATTCAGAGTCTTACGAGGCAATCCACCTTTAGTGATACGATTGAAGTAATCAAGATCAAATGGTATACGAACTTCTTCACGATGATAGAACTCGTAACGACCCTCAGCACTATCAACATAATCATGACCAACACTGCGGTCAAACGAGATGCCCAATGCTTCGGATAGGATATCGGGCAATGCGTTCTTGCTTAGTGTTTGATGTTTACCATCAATGATATTGATAGATTCTAGGATAGCAAGGTGAATGGCTCGATCCTGACACCATTTCTCTGTAGACTGCATAAGCCAAGTTTCATCAACAGCTTCAACAGTCTCAAACATCTGTTCGACCTGAGAACTGATCTCGCCAACATCTACACCACGTAGGTCGGCTGAGTCCAGTTCAATCAGGAATGCTTCTCTGGTAGGCAGGTTGTTAAACTTAGCTACAAAGTTGCCGAGTTCTTGAAATACAAACGAAGTAGATTCAGAGAAATACTCAGCCTTCAGAAATGGTATAACTTGACGAGCGAAGTGCTCGTTCTGAATCAGGTTCCTGAGTATTGTCGTTTCCAGATTCGCTTGCATCTTCACCACCTATCCTATAGTCTTCTTTACCATCAAATGCAGACATAATTATATCTCTTAATATGTCCCCAGTTAGCATTTTAAAATCATCATCACCTTCAAGTGCAGCGGATTCCTCTTTAGGTTCAAGTACACCCATTTCGAAATTTAGCTTTGCATGATCATGCTCAGGGACTTCCTGAGCACTCACTGCACCATAACCTACAACTACATCCTTGTATTTGCCATCAGTAATACGCACGCCCCAGCTATCATAGCCTTCAACGTCGATTAACTCATAACTCGCCATTAGCAATCTCCTCCATGTCAATAGTAGTAACGCCACCGACACCAAATTGATATTGCTTCTTGATAAACTCTTTGAAATCAGAGTTAGCAAAGATTGGCTCCCAGAAAGATTCTTCTTGGGTGGCTTTCATACGAACCTTTTGACCCATCTCTCCAGTGCTTTGATCAACAGTAGCATACCATCCATTACTCGGTTTAATCACATATCCACCAGCAAGGGCAACATCAAGTAGTCCAGAGTAATTAACGATACCGCCATCAAAAGTTACCTTGATTGGGATCTTAGATTTCTCCCGAACAAACCTTGACTTCTCTACGTTGATTACAAAGTCATACCCTTCAATCTCACCTGAGCTCAGTTTGTTTTGACGTCTACCAACAATCCAGATATTATCTGCAGAGTAGTAGATACCAGTACCGCCAGATACAATATCTTTAGGGAACAATCCGATTTCCTTATAGGTATGATTGATAGCAATCAAAGGAATATTCTTCATGGTTAGGTATGGGGTGGTCATACGGAATAGACCTTTCAACGCTTTTGCTCGAGACATGTCAGCAACTGACTTCTCATTCAATGCGTCTTCAAGTTCTTTCTTAGATGCTAAGTTACCAATTGAATCGATTACTACAATAACCTTTTCATCACGAGCAAGATTATCAAGCTGACCAACAAGGTCAAACTTTAACTCTTCAACGTCTTTGATAGGGGTGTGTAGAACACGATTAATATCGATACCGAACGATTCAAAGTATGATTGCGGTGAACCAAATTCTGAATCATAGAAAAGCATTACGGCATCGTCATACTTGCGAAGATAAGCTGCAGCCATCTTTAAAGCAAAAGAAGTTTTGAAGTGTTTACTCGGTCCAGCCAAGACTGTAAGACCTGAAGTAAGACCACCATCTACATCACCCGACAATGCGACGTTCATCATAGGAACGTCTGTCGGGATAATATCTTTTGTATTAAAGAAGGCAGAATCAGCTAGTGTATCGCTTTCTTTAATCTTCGAATTTTTTCGAAGTTTATCCATCAAACTCATAGTTTATCTCCAATTAATGAGACCATATTATAACATATTATTGAACAAAAGTAAAGGGATATTTTACTTTTTGGGCTTCTTAAGTTTACCAATAATACCATTCCTTAGGAAGGTGAAGATTTGTTGTTTATCTAGTTCTGGCGAAAAAACATGACCTTTGAGCTCAGAATATTCTCTAAGTTGAGCCTCAGTCAATTTAGATAACGCAACAAGTTCAACTTGAGCGTCAGCGATAGCTTTAACTCTCCTAGCGTTTTCTTCCTCTACTGGTGAAAACTTGACATCTTCATCAGACTCAATAAATGATTCTGGGGGCAAGTTCTCGATAATAGGGTCGTCGCCCGAATCATCGATCATATCAGTTTCTTCTTCGACAGTTTCTTCAAGAACTTCCTCAGCTTCAGCTGGGGTAAACTGTATCACAACATCGTCATCAGCAATGAAGTCAGAATCTAACTCGATAGTAGTTTCTTCAACTTCAACTTCAACTTCAACCGATTCCGCATCGTTAATTGCTGCTTGAATCTGCGCCTTAGTCATTTTGTCTGTTACGTCCAGACCCATACCTTTAGCTTTCGCTAATAGTTTCTTCTTAGTCATTTTAGACCCTCGCTCTTTGTATCCTACGAACCATTTCTTTTTTAACAAGACCTTTGTGGAGTTTAACTGACTCACTAGCACCTAATTCAATTAACTGAGTTCTTGTAAGTTCCATCAACTCTTCATCGGTTTGTTTCGTTTTTAGATCATTTAATTCGCTGTTACAAAATAAGTCTTTAATAGACTTCAAAAAGTTTAACATTATATTACCTCACTGTTACGATAAGCATACTCAATAGCCGAGTTTGCCTCTAATTTAATTGGTCGTTTTTCATACCAATTGCCTGTTTCCCGATCCAATTCCCGCATAAGTATTTCAATCTCAGAGTCTGTGATCGGATAACCTTTGCGGATAGCATTGAATGCGAGAGAAACCATAAACTGGTACATCTTATGATACCAACCAGTTTCAGAAATAGTATGATACTCAGCCAACATCTGTTTATTGACAAAGGGGCAGTCGTGAATACCATTCCAGTTATATTTATTCTTATTTTCTAGCTTAGTTTTGCGGTGAGCAATAACTTCTTTCTGTAGTTCTTCGGGTAAACGGTCAAGAAAGTTGTTACCTGTTTTCTTTGCTACATAAGGGTGCTTAGATAGTAAAGCATCTATCGGTATACTATCTCCAGAACGTGTAAAGAAAAAACTATGCGACCCAGAATAGTCTGCTGGGATATAGTACATCCTACTTAGATCTTTGGTTTGACGGTCAGATAGATTACCTATTTCTGTATTCAAAGCATGCCAGAAATGTTTGATTTTGTCAGCAGGCACGTGTTTATCTAATTTAAATACTAATCTGAATTTAGGTTTATTCTCCGTGCTACTCGCAGTAGAGTAGCACATATAGTACCATTCAGGGGGAACTATCGAGTCAAGTTCTTGTTTAAGATCACCTTTAAATTCATGCTCGTCAACATCTACTGCGCACCAACCTGCCCATGCAGTAACGTTTACATTTCTTCTGGTCGTATTTGGTTCATAAATTGCGGGTGAGATTAAGTAAGCGTCATGCTTAGTCTCTACTGGAGTTTTACTTAACCCATGAAACATATCTTCAAGATACTCCCACTTCTTGAAGTCCATACGCTTATGGGTTTCATTATCGAAACGATTTTTAAATATAGTTAAACAATATTCCATAATAACCCCTATTATACTATAGATGACAGTATAAAGTCAACTACTTTTTTCGTGTCATCACTGTTTTCGTGTCTCATTGCTTTGACGCATCCTTCTTCTTCACCAAATAGAGTAACCTTGTCGCCATACTTCTCAGCAATACGACTTACTTTAGTCTTTACAGTTTGGATGAATTTGTCACTTTGGTTTGACCCACGTTGTTCGTATCTTCGTTGCCTTTCTTCGTCAGATACTGTCAAGTGAACAATAACTTTGTCGTCAAAGCAATCAAAGAAGCCACCATTATTGAGCCTATCACCCTCACCAATTACTACCTCGTCACGCTGTTCGCTATAGTATTCAATTGCTTTGGGTGCTACCGCCATTGATAGCCTATCGGTGCCAGAGAACGTCTCTCCTTCCTCGTACTTGCCTAGAACACGTAGGTGTCCAGAAGTATGGCTATCAAGCAGATCAATGGGTCGATTAGTAACCCAATCATTATACCGACTCATAAACTCTTTCATTACAGTAGACTTACCGCATCCTGGAAGCCCAATCAAATATATTAGTTTCATATTATACCTTTACATAAATGCGTCAAGACCCATTACCACTTGACTGTCTTCGTTAAACATCCAATTTAATCTATCAATATTGCCAGTTGATACAAACTCAGAATACTTAGACTTATTGATAACCCTAGTTTCATATACACGCTCGTCTAGAGTTTCCTCACGAGCCTGCCACAATACTTCCCATTCAATACCAGCCCAATCATCTGCTTCAACTTTACGGATCTCTTCAGCAACTCTATCATTATAGTAACCCAAGTATCTACCATGATGCTCACGGAATATCTTCTTGAATGCGCAGAGAGCAGTTTCCATAGTGAATGTATTTAGATCTTTATCAAGGTCAGGGAATCTACTCTTCATCTCGACTAGTATTGCCCGAGCCTCATCCTCTAGCCACTGATATTCGTCTGGCGTAAGTTTAGCATCATACCAATCATCTTTACCTAGAGCCATACACAAACCATTACGGTGAGATCTAGAACCACCATAATCCTTTAAGAGTAAAGTCCTAGGAACGTTAGGGATATGCGCAGTATGGTTTAGGTGCTGTAGAAAGAACCAAGTAGAGTATCTACCAAACTTATAGAACTTGTCTGTAACTGCGTTGTATAGATTATCAAAGTTGTCATACTCATTATCGCCCATAAGAGACTCGAACGATTCACGCTGAGATCTAGACCCAACAAACTCTGCATAGGACTTGAACATATCTGGCAAATGACCTTTTGACCACTTAGTGTCTGTTTGATACCTGAGACGTTTATAGTTCTCAGTGTTCCAAAGACTCATGCGGTCATAGGTAGCAAGTTCGAAGTCGGGGAACTCGTTGATGAGGATCCAAGCAGTCGGCAGATAATATGTGTTGCCATATAACCAAGACAACCATATTCTCTGCTCTGAGTTATGCTCGAATCTATCATTGAGGTAGTTAGTCATCCATACGGCAGGGTCGCAGTCTTTATATTCTACCGACCAAGCATACCACTTTATGAATGCTTCTCTACGATTTTGTGTTAATCTATAATCCATATTACTCATCAAATGCAGGGAGTACATCAACCTGAATATCTAGGTCATGAAATTTGATCGTATCTTTTAGATCTTTCAACCAAGTACCATCCTCATGCTCAGCAATTTCCATCTTAGAAGTATAGTGAAGAACAATAGCACCTTTATCGGCACTGACGTTTTTCATTCTACGACATATATAACCAAACGCTTGACCATGTTTTGCTTTAGACATCTGAGCATGAACAGTAGCGATATTATCCTTACCATAGTTTTCCCACTCATACCGCTCAAAGAACGCATCATCATAAGCAATGATATTAGATTGATACTTCAGAGATGCCTCTGTTTTCTGTATGCGGTTTTGAACAGACTTAAACAAACCACTTAGCTTTTTCTTAGAGGGGATTACAAGGATGAATCTATCATAGATTAACTTCCTCGCTCGCTCCTCTTGTAGCGGTTGAGATATATCAAGTTTCTGCTCGAGGATGAAGTTTTGCATCTGGCGTTTAATATCTTCATCACTGTTATACTCACGAATCTTATCACCCTCTTTGTTCATTAACATACCAAAGAAGTTGTAGTTCGTTTTCCTAGTTTTCTCGTTAGAGCCAAACTCTGACTCGTTAATAAAGATAACAGGAGCAGTAGATATCCCTCGGACTTTCATAAGGGCAGCAGTTCGGTTGTTACCATCTAGGATAGTACGCTCGCCATCAGATTTAACCACAACTGTAATCGGGTCGAGTAACTCAGATATCTTCTCTGGGTTCTCTTCCATGGCGTTTACTAGTTTACTCACATGATGTGGCTTGATAGTTTCTACACGGACTTGGTTCTTACTGTACGATGATAACTGGTTCAAAGGCACTTGTTGAACATCGTATTTGCTACCTGCTATATTATCGGCAATTGTTTTGATTCTTTGATTCTCATCAGCAAAGGAGTTTTCGATTTCAATACCGTCAGTCTTACCCTCGATATAATCAATAATAACTTCCTTCATCTCTGGAGTGATAAGTGCCTCGTCAACACAATGCGCATTGTTCTTATAATTGTACATGAGGTCTCTGGATACTTTAGTGCCATACTTGAGGGCGAACCACTCAAGGGTTTTTGCGGTATCTAGATCTTGCTCTTTGCCCACGTAGATTATACTGCGTTTGAGTAGACCACAACTGTAGTCTTGCCAAAACTCTGGATTCTCGGATGATGAAATGTAGAATGATTTACCAGCTGGTTGTAACCCGATATACATCTTACTGGATTCAATATTGCGATATGCATAAACATATACGTTATTAGTCAACACGTGCTTTTCTCCTCTATTCGGTTAAGCAAGTAGTATTATATAATAAAATGACACAAAAGTAAAGGTTTTTTTAAAAGAATTCCGTGAGTCCATCTGGCTCAACAAATACTTCGACACAACCGCCTTTACCTTTCTTGTTTACCGCAGCAAAGATTGTTGGGTCTGATATATCATAGTAACCATCTTGAAATGTATTATTGATACGGAACATTGATAATTGACATCCGCTTTTCTGTTTACCTAGAAACTGAAACCCACATTTCTCGTAAAAGGCAACAGCATCTGGCTCGGACGAAACACGGTAGTATAGTGCTTTATCTGCCTTTGCCCTTTGTAAAGATTCGATACAAAGTGTTCTACCGACCCCTTTACCTCTATGATTAGCAAAAGTATGAAGCAGTTGAAGGTTCGCTACTTTTGGCGAACGTTTTGATACAGTTGTAATGATTGCTCCGAGTAAGTCGTTACCGTCCCAGAGACCAATGCAATAATCCCACTGCTCCTGCATATTCGCCTTTGTTACAAATGTTTTGGCGAACTTGTCCGCTGGATCAGTAGTAATGGCAGAAGTAAATTCTTCTGCTGTAGTTTTACGCAACTTCATGGTATTCACGCTTTTTCGTTCCACGTTCTTTAGCCCATTTAGTTTTCTGATGACCGACCCACTGGTTCAAATTCCAATCAAATGGAGGGAACTCATAGTCTCCTTCAGATAGTATTTCTTTTACGCTTGGACCACCGTTTAGGGCAGCATCTATAAATGCTTCAACGAAGCGGAACATAGACTCCATATGCTTGCGTTCAGTTGTAGCACGGAAGCAACGGAACTCTATTGTACCAGTGTGTTTCATACAATAGGTATTGATAGCATATCTGAAAGGTCTACCCATAGAAACTCCATCCTTACCTGCTGCGTGTAACTTGATAAAGTGATCAAAGTCAGTAGCAAGATTTATGATATTGTTTGCCATGTATTCAGGCATTTGACGACCACCATCATACTTCATGTACATCTTAGCACCTTTTGCTTTCTTCATTGAACCAGATTCGTGAAAGAGTCCGCAGTTCTCGACAACATCAGCTTGGTTATCTTTGATGTACTTTATCAAACGCTTCAGAGCGTCTAGATCTTCAGTCAGCTTTGGTACATAAACATGTAGGTGAGAATGGCTGAGGCAGTTAGAAGTAGGTTCGCAACCCTGATCAATAAACCACTGTTTAATCTCTTGGATACGGTCTACCTGTCCTTCCCAAGTTTTAGTCGGTTTGGTATTAACCTCACCGCCAAACGGAGGGTCTTCACCTAGAGGGTCGCAGGCAACGTATCTATAAGGGTCTCGTAGATTAACTACGTCAGTCTCGGAGTATTCCCACGAACCCAAATGGCTAGGGATCTCTAACCTGCGGTCAATATCGCCCCATTCAATTTCATATCCCCAAGTAAAGTCTTTTTTATCATACATAACAATTTACCTTTAAGGTTGTAAGTCTTCACCAGCATAATCTACTCGGCTGGTTTCTAAAGTTTTAAATCCACTACGTTTAATAATATCTTGAGTTGATGAGTATATCTTACCTCGATCAACTTCGGCTGTCCAAAGTGGACGTTTACCATTACGCATATATTGTATACCATTTCTGCCCAAAAGTAAAGCAGAAATTGATGCGGTTTCCCAAGCAGTAGGATCTGGTCGATGAAACAATAACTCAGAGTCGTTTGCGGTTTCGCAATCTAACTCATATAGTTCTTTCCAGTTCTCTGGTAACTCTTGAGATATAACGCCATTATGAACAAGAGATAAACTCTCATCCGCAATAGGTTGATTGAATCTAAGGTCAGAAGTGCTATAACGACAATGAGCAACTGCCTTCATATCTCCATTCTCGTCAACCCAGTCTGCTGGATTATTGTTCTTCATAAACTCAACAGCATCTATTGGCTCTTTAATGGTATGAACCTTACCCTCTTTCAGGTAAGATACGCCAGTGGCATGTTTGCCTCTAATCCTAGATTCAATGAATAAGTGACGAATAGAAGATATATCCTGAGCAGTTACGCCACTTATCTCAATACCAATTACTGCGCACACTAGAAGAACTCCTCCAGACTTGCCTTTTCTTCATATGCTTCAGGGTGGTACTTTTCTACCATTTCTCGACCGCCAGTAGATTCAAGATACTCATACCATTCATCTGAATCCCACATTGAAGGTGATACACCATTCCAACGTTCACGCCACATAGGATGCTCTTTGTTAAGTCTACGATGATCGACAAATTGTCTGCGGATTACTTCATAGTCATACGAGCCAAGCTGTAGCATATCCTCACGGAAGTAGAATACTAGCGACATACGAAGCATATCATCCTCGCCTGAGTCAGGTGCTTCAATCGGAGTGTTACCGTGAATGATTCTCATATTATCTACAAGCAGTAGATCTCCTGGGCGTGCGTTAATAGCCATACGAACTTCAGGGCAACAGAGATAACCACCTTTCCAATCTTTACCATCTTTGGTAACTACTGTTAGATTACTGAAACCCTCGTTCAAAGAACCAGCATCACGGTGACAAGCCATGCGTGCGTTACGATCTTTGGTAGTTGTATTTACAGTAATCGTAGTAAAGGTTGTATCCTCGCCAATAAGGAATCGTTTGTCCATTTGCTCAGCGCACTTCTGTTGGCGACCATATCGTACAGGTAGCAAACGTTTGAACTCAGCTTCTAGTTTACGAGCAAACGGATAGCATTTCTCAAAGGTTGAGCGATTATGCTCAGTGAACGAAGTCGGTCTACCAAACGGAATACGAGGATACCGACCATAGAAGCCAGCAATACCAGACCACAATGCTGCTGCGTAAGAAGTTTGAGAAATGTAACCATCATGTATTTTCTTAGCCATAACTGATGCTTCACGCAAGTCAGCATCTCTTAGTTCTTCCATTACAGTGTTAAAGAATGTGTGGTAATCGCCATAATCATTCTCAACTTTAGATCGTAACCAAACAGAACCACGTGCTTCGTTATTACCGCTACCAAGATACTTTTCTTTGATAGCTTCAAGAGGATCGGAGCCATCAAGAGATAGCGGTTGACCATCCATGTAATACTTGAGGACTTCTACCTGATAGGGAGTTACCCAATCACGTCCACCGCTTTTCTCTACTCGCTCACCTGCTGCCAGACCACGATTATGCGATTCAACAGCAGCATCGAACAAACCATCAAACGCACCTGATTGCTCGTCTGGTGTGAATGTGTTTTTACGGAACTTGAATGCTATTCTATCTTCATTAAGTTCGCCAACCTCACCATCTACATTAGATTCCGCAGGTAAGTATACGTCAGCATCACTATCAATTACGATATCGTAGCTTTCTTCCGTAGCAAATTTACCAAGCAAGTCGTCTTGGTTCTCGACAAAAAGAGCAACATATACATCTTGCCCCTCATCGCCTTTGAACTTCTGCCACTTGCGACCATTTATATCAATTATTTCCATAATATTCTCCTAATACAACGCATATTATACTATACTTCATACTAAATGTCAAGCACTTTTTTCAAATCAGGTTCAGAATAATCTGGACCCTTTAGAATCTTACCATCTTCACGATAGATGGGTTTACCATCCGCACCCAACTTACTCATATTGGATCTTTGTACCTCACGGAAACAAGCATCAAGGTCAATACCAAATGCGTGTCCTGCGCCATAGGTAACATATAGAATATCAGTTAGTGCGTCAGCAACCTCAACCATATCCTTTTCTGCCATTGCCACAAATAGTTCTTGTAGTTCTTCTTTGATAAGTTCGTATCGTAGAGCGACAGTATCTAAGTCTGGGAACTCAGGTGATCGCTTTACTTCCTGCCCGAAGGCATCCATAAAGACATTTACTTTGTTAAAGTTTGTTTGGTAATAGTGTGTCATTGAAAAAAGTCCTCTAGTGATATTTTCTCTTCTTCGTTCCAGCCGATTGCGGCAAGTATTGGTCTAACAACTTCCAAGAATGCTTTGTCGAACTGGAGGTCATAGTCGATATATTTATGCAGCTTTAAATCTTCGGGTAAGAAGTCTGGGAATGCGATTACATTTTCTTTAATAGGGTTTGGTACTTTAAGATAGGCAAACTTTATCTTTTCGCCATCTTTGATTGTTTGATACTTACGACCCAAGCCATTAGTCTCAATTTGATTATTGTAGAGTAATGATCCACGAACATGAATAGGTGTACCCTTCCTATAGATGAGTTGGCGGTCTACCCAATTAGTCACATTAGAAACTCCACGAGGAAATGCTACATCCTCTGGTGGTAGAGTGATAAAGTAATCCTTGAACTGCTTGATCGCCATTTGAGTTGTTGCCTCATCCTGAGTTATGATAACCTTGAACAACTCTTTAAGTGCTTTACGACAAGATGCGGGAGTAGAGGATTTAACTGCCTCGATACCCATAATCTTGAGTTTAGGTTCTGCGTATTGAACACCCTCGTTATTGTGAACGTTTAGTATGTAACGTTTCTTAGCAGTCCAGATACCAGCATCAGCAATAGCTTCACGAGCCATGACCATCTTGTTCTCATAAGCATCCATATACTCAGCTAGGTCGCCATAAGAATTTTCTAGCATAGGCTCGAACTGTTCGGAACAGATCTTATCAAGCATCTTTACAGTTTCGGCTTTGGGTAAGTCTTTGAAGTATTTATCGACTAGCGGTTCAAAGTTGATGTAAAGTGAATCAGTATCGATAGCAATTACATAATCCCTTTCTACACCAACTACCTTAGACATAAATCGGTTTACTGCCTGCTCAGCCCATCTGATAGACAACTGACCTGATAGCGTGATACCCTCAGCAATACGCAGGTCAAAGTAACGGAACCAGCGATTACCAATAGCACCATAAAGTGAATTCATCATAATCTTGATAGCCATCTGCTCATTGTCGAGAGTGGATATCTTTTTCTCTAGTTGATATACTTCGGTCTTTTTAGTTTTATCAACACCCTCTAGTTCCTGCGTGGCATCTAGCATCTGACGCTTTACTTGTTTCCTGCCAGCATATAGACTACCAACAACCTCAGGAATAACTCCACAAATATCCTTACGATAATGCGAACCATTTGCTGCCATTGTACAATCTGGGCGAATACTTTGAGGTTTACGACTAGCCAAACAAGCATCAACGTTCACCCCCATAGTCGCATCATCTACAATAGTTTCAGGAGACATATTGTACTGCATAATCAAGTGAGGATATAGAGAGTTTAAGTCAAAGGAAACAACCCAAGCATGGCGACCAACCATAGGACTTTTAACAAAACCTCCAGGAAAGTCCGTCTTCATCTTTTCTTGTTTGGGCGGTACTGCTGTTTTCTTTTCGTATAGTTCTCGATAGAGGAACGTATCCCAAATACCAGTAGTACCAAACGCATCGCTGTAGTTTACTCCAGCTTTGTATGCCAGAGTCATACACAAGGTGATGAGACCCATCTTATCTTCTAGTCGGTCAACTAGTTCTACGTCTTTGATATTATAGTCAACGAACTTCTGGTGATCGTGTTTGTACAGAGTAAAAAGATTACCATACTCTTCATAGGATAACTTGTTTTCTCCCAAAACAACATGGGCAATATGATCAAGTTTGTACGACTCCTCGGCAGTATAGGTAAACTTCCTATAGAGATCCAAGTAATCTATCTGCTCAACACCTTTGATCTCAAACTTCTGCTCGGTCTTACCTTTGATAGTAACCTTGCGCTCGTCGATCTTACCCCAAGGTGATAGTTTCTTAGCCATATCCTGACCAATCACTTTGGTTATTCGGTTGATCATATAGGTCATATCAAACAGAGTTGAGTTCCAACCAGTAACTACATCTGGCATAAACCGAGCATTAGACCAATGGGTAACAAACTCCATAAGTAATCTGGCTTCGGACTCACACTTCTTGTAGATAACTTGATTGTCCTGCATAATAGACTTAGAGGTATCATAGTCGCCCAGACCCCAAACATAATATATGTTATCGATATTATTCTTAAGAGTAATTGTGATTACTGGGTGATCTGCATATTGAGGTTCAGGGAATCCCTCGTCGGAAGCGACCTCAATATCGATAGTAGTAACGTTGATAATGTCACGGTTGAATTCAATAGTTCCTGGATACTTTTCCTGAACATACTGAGCAATGTAGTTTGTATTGCCATGAATCTTGAAGTTAGAGGTATCCCCATATTGCTGGATAAACTCCCTTGCTTCACGCATTGTATCAAAGTCTATTGGCTTGAGTGGTGCACCTGTTAAGGATTTCCAATCACCGCCTTCAGCTGGGACATATAGGGTTGGTGAGAAACGGACACGTTCGGAATATTTATTCCCATCACGATATCCACGGACAAGTATGTCGTTAGCGAATCTGCTAACTGAGGTGTAGAAAGTATTATTCATCATATAGTATATTATACCGCATTTAGTGGTAAAAGTCAAGGGATATTTTAATAAAGTTGGGAGGGAATTTCACCCTCCCCTTTCTTCAGATAGTAATAGATGGAGCCGAAGCCATTATAATTGTGGCAGGCGCAATCGCCAAAGCAGTGCCAATAATTAAAAGTGCTTCGAATCCAGATCTGATTTTATCATGTTTTGTTTTCATGATTAACTCCAGTAAATTGATTAGTACAACCTACTGGGTTTTCGCTGTCAAAACGCTTAGTCTTGAATAAACGTTTCTTTCTTTGATGCCCCAGTAGATCCGATTTCGATCTTGCGGGGACGCTTCTCTTCTGGGATGACTACCTTCAGCTGGACAGCAAGGATTCCATCTTTAAGATCAGCTCCGTGAACTTCGACATACTCAGATATTCTAAAGGAACGATTGAACTTCTTGGCACTAATGCCTTTGTGAATATACGATCGACCTCTATTTTTATGTTCTCCTCGAACAAAGAGTGTGCGGTCTTTGACTTCAATCTCTAACTCGTCTTCTGCAAAACCAGCAACTGCCAATTCTACCATATAGTTCTCGTCGTCAACTTTGACGATATTATGTGGAGGATAGTGATCGTTAGCGTGTCTTGCGACCTTATCTAACTCGTCGAATAAATGGTCAAACCCAACAAACGCTGAGCGTGGGAATAGTGATTTAACATTCATATTAGTCATGTCTTTTCTCCTTTGTGTTAAAGCAAGATTAATAGTTGGAACCCGACTACTCGGCATTCCACCTTTATTTATAACATTTCTGTCAATAGATTAGAAAAAAGAGGGGCATTTAAACCCCTCTAGACGTTAAACTTACTTAGACGCTTTCTTGACGCCAGAAGTAGCTTTAACTTGTTTGGTGTATTTTACACCTCTGTAAGTTAGTTCGTAACTCATCGCATTTCTCCTATTAGGATTATACGATTCTTTTAACGCATGAACCAATGCGGGTCTCTATGCGGACCAAACAATTGCTAGGATTTCTTTTGAGACTTAATCCACTTAGCAGCAATTTTGTTTTCTGGTGGAGTCTTTGACCACACCATAATCTTCTTGTAGGCACTCATAGTACCACGTTCAATATCTGAACTAGTAGAGTTATCTACAATAGTCATTCTATCACGGAATAGATTCTGGAATTTACCGATGTTCTTTTGAACGTCTTTCCACATCTTATCTACTTCAGAATCTGGTAAAGATCTAGACCTATTTCTATTACGTTCTAAAGCAGTATCTAGATCTGTATTTACAAAAATCATAGCAACCGAATAACCTATCTTACGAAGCAGGTCAACCTGTTTCTTGATCTTTGTATAGTCTTTACCAGTGCCGTCTATAACTAAACCAAGTCTACCCTCAACGGCACGTTCCATCTTTTTACCAGTAAGTGCTTTTGACTTAGCACGTACTTCCTGACCTTGAACAGAAAAGATATCTTCTGGATCCATAGACAATCCAGCTTTCTTTAATCCTTTCTCAAAGGCATCGTCCGAGTTTATTAGTTTAAACCCCAATGCTTGTAATGCAGTCTTACCGACTACAAAAGACTTACCGCTTCCTGGACCACCAGCCAAAAATACTGCCTTGAAAATGGCAGGATCGTTTACTCCTTCCTCGAAATAAGTCTTAAAACTTAGCATTTACTTTACACCTATGTTGTACTTTGGACAAAGTTCCCAGTCGTGTTTTTCTTTATGAGAGATAATCTTAATCTGCCTTAATGGCGCTTTATTTTCTGCTTGTTCTTCTTCAACAAGATCTAATAAACCCCAGTCAGACAACAAAGTCGCAATGGTGTTTCTCCTTTCTACGTCATTCTCCATAAGGTTACTCGGTTTACCATCCAACATAAAGAGTTCTTTAAAATGAATGATAAAGTACCTACCTTGCTTGTGTAATATATGACAAGACTGATACAGTTTGTTATCCTTACGAGAAGCCACACCCATTCTCGTCAATGTTTCACGAACTTTTAAAAAGTCGTCAGGGTGGCTTAATCGTACTTCCAGCATTGAAGCTGGAGTCCACTCAATTGGTTTTTGATCTTCTAGTTCCACCTTTATCTACCTTATTCTTCAATTCAATTAATTGTTCATCAGATAGCAATCGTAACGCCTCACGTGCTCTCTCACTGCCATAACCGAAGTATTCTTTGACCACTTCGATATTATCTAGGGAATCTGCTTTCGCCCACTTGGAGAAGCGTTTTCCCTTCCTAATACTATTTATAAGATAATGAAACTGCATTTTGTTATCAAGGTGGTGATAACGATTCATCTCATTTGCAAACAGTATTGTATCTAGGAACTGTGAGAGACCACGGTTCACGATAAATGGGTTATATCCTTTCTCGGCATCATCGTCTACCATTATATCTTTTTTGGAAGAGTTGATTGACTTTAAGAACTCGAATGGGTTCATCGTTTAAACTCCACGGATCCCATAACCTCTGTCATACAAGCAACAAGGTTAAGTTCGTGGTCAGCAACAAACGCATCTTTGTATTGATAGTCTGCTAGGATAATAACAAGTTGAGGGATAGAGTTTGGCTCTACGAAATCATACATCGTGTCGTAGATTCTACGGAACACAACAGAGGGTTCTACGTCCATATTATTAGCAACCCATGAACGCATAGACTTGAAGTTCTTTTTCTTGAGGTAATCTACAAGAGACTTGATATTCTCGTCTTGAAGGTTGATCAATATACCCGCATCAATTGTACCAGATAAAGAATATCTCTGACACTCATTGATTACTCGACGGAAGTCAGGGAAGTGTTTATTAACCAGTTCTACAATTACTTTTTGGTCATAGGTTACTCCCTCACTAGTTAGTATCTCACACACACGCTTGAACATACCAGCAGCAAGGTTTGGCTTTTCGTCTTTGGGAATATTGAAATCATAGACCGAACAACGAGAATGTAGCGGTTCGATGATCTTGTTTTTAAAGTTACAGGTTAGGATAAATCTGCAGTTATTGGCAAACTCTTCAATAAAACCACGCAAAGCAGGTTGAGTAGATTGCGCATTCAGGTAATCAGCCTCATCTAGGATAACCACTTTATAACCACCCTGTAGTGACACAGTAGAGGCAAAGTGACGAATCTTAGTACGCAGGGTATCAATATTACCGCTTTCAGATCCGTTTATGATTATCCAATCCAATCCCAACTCATTACACAATGCTTTAGCGACTGTCGTTTTACCGACACCAGCCGTACCAGTGAAGAGCATATTAGGAAGCTCTCCACCGCTTACGATTTCGCTGAAAGTTTTGTTGAGTTGGGTTGGTAGGATAGCTTGATCAATTGTGGCTGGGCGGTATTTCTCCACCCAAAGGAAGTCGCTCATGTTACATCTCCATAATAAAATAATAAATCAATGGTGCTATTATACTATACTTCAATCAAAAAGTAAAGGTTTATTTATGGCATTTGAATCCCGCCAGCACCTGCTTGAGATCCGTCAGCACCAGCAAGTACAATACCAGAAACCATTTGACGGTAAGCATCCGAAACTTCTTTATTGGTTTCGGTTACAAACACATACTGTTGGAACACAACCTCTTTAGGTTCTTTAGTACCAGTCATGGCAACTCCAGGAGCAAATCCCATGCCAGTCTCATTCTGTACCAACATGCGGGGATCTTTTAAGGTGATTGTTGCTCCAATCTCGCCTTTAAGTTTACCGATGTATTCTCCTGCTACACATACTATAGTAATAATATCATTTTCTTTCATTTCAATTTCCTGTTAAGTTAAGTTTGTTAAATTATTCTGTCACTACAATCTTTATATATAAGGCTCTGGCCCATGGACCATACTGGAATGCATAATCATAAATTAGGGGAGAGGTTTGCCCAGCAACAAGATAATAATTTCCAGGCTGAACATAAGTGGTATCCCAGCGTATAAATTGTCCAGTTTGGGTTACGACGCCAATGTTTACGTTGCCCTCCATATCAGGCATGCCATTACCTTCAACACCTTGCACTACGTTGACCAGATCGTTCATGAACTCGTACTCATGTTTTAACCAAAATCCTCCAGCGAAGGGTGATACGTCGTTGCTACTACTAGAGCCATAATTACCATCATGATAATGCAGATTTTCTGCACCTTTAGCCAAGTAAAAGCTAACTAAATCTCCACGCTTGGCTGTAACGACCGCAGCTTCTTCTTCAAGAATAACATCATCAACATCAGTTGTATAGTCATCAAAAAATGTTTCATAATCATAGTAAGTGGTTCTACCAAAAAACCCATTCTCACTGCGGTCAGTATACCATGGGGAATATGTATATTCTCCATTGCCATCAGTTGGAGAGTAATCGGACAAACTAGATGCATCAGAACTGGTTAATGGTGTTCCATCAGTCTTAAATGCTATTAAGCCTGTATCGTCGTCCATATTAGTGTTAGGGGTTGCTGTTGCATCGCCCTGATTATGCGGTGGTGCAATAACCAAATTAGCTGGGATGTCAACACGCTCGCCATCTATGATCTGGATGAAATCTTCGGGGTTGTTGTCCAACATAAATGGCACCAATATATGCATTCGATCAGAAGTATCTCTATTTGAAAGCATGCCATTAAACCTAGTTCTGAAAAATACGTTAGCGGTATTAAAATGAGGTTCCCAGTCATGCCCTTCCTCAGATTGAAAATCACCAACTGCTGAAGAAACGTTACTAAACAAGTTTCTGCCATCAGAGTGTTCATCTAATGGTGCTACATTTGATATAGATAACTTTTGTATTCTATCATAATAGCCCCTAGCTTCTTCATTAGTGTCGGGGTCTATTCTATTTCCATACCCACCAATATTGGCTTCGGGATCTAATTCGAATTTAGTAGTAAACTTACCACCAATCTGAGCACCAACTCTATTACCGACTTTCATAGGATCGAAATTCAAAATTTGAGATCCAGCGTTGTCCGCCCCATCACGGTAGTAATCTAAAGTTGTTGCCGTTGGAGCCCATTCATTTGTGGCATCACCCTTTATGGGATAACTTTGTCTTTGATATTCAGTATCATTGACGCTTTGGTCACTGTCAGACCTATCTGTGTTTAAAGATTTAAACCCATGAATGAACGTCTGCCCCTTTGTTCCTCCGTAAATTTGATTTTCGAATACTTCGGGGAATGTAAAAACGATATTACCTTGACCATTGTAAGACGGTCCAGTCTTTAAAGGGAACTTAGAAATATTATCTGGGTGATCGTTGACTAGAGATAGTGCATCTATTCCGGTTCTAATTTCATCTATCCGTAGTAAATGTCTAAACCCTATAGAGAAATTTTCAGCATTTGGTGCCAGCAATTGGCTATCTCCATATTCAATTGCTGTATCTTTAGAGCCTCTATTTGCTATGGTGTTATCTGGATAAGGATGAGCCCAATAAGTGGAAGTAAATCCTTCTGCAGGTATTTGAATTACATGACCGCCACCAGCAGCATTGTTTAACTGTTCTGGTATTTTCACATGTAATCTAGTAGAAGTAGAAATCGTATCCGGAAACTCAGGATCAGATACGAAATAAGTGTTAAATTCTATATGCCCAGTTGACACAATGTGTAGGTTAGTTATAGAAGGAGTTATAAAGGAGATTTCTATAGCATTACCAGTTTTAGAAGAGAACTGAATTCCAACGTCTGAAGAATCGTCATTAAATACAGTTCTAACTAAAACTTTGTCAAAAAAATCTTGGACTAATAAGTGCACAGCACTATTGCCAGCACCGTAAACTAAATCGTTAAACACTGTGGGAATTACGGTGTATTCTTCTCGGTTTTGAATAATATTCTTGGCTATGGCTATATTACGAGTTTCTTTCTGAATTGAAAGAGGATATGTTGGGTCATCGTCTGGGTAATCATCAATTATAGTGCTTACAATTAAACCCGAAGTTTGACCATGATAGTCCCTATATTCAGCATTAGTGACGTTTAAATTCCTGAATGTATCGTTAGCGTATAGACCTGTGTCTGAAGCACTACGAGTGCCAACTGACTGATCAGTAGGACTAGTCTTTGCTGTAACTATTTGGTACTTTGGATAAGTTGTCTGATAAGATAACCCAATCCCATTATTCCTAAAATTTTGATTCGACTCGTAGTTATCAGCAATTTGCGTGCTATTGGGTGAGTTACCTCCTTGAGTTTCTATAACTTGGTCTGCGCCAAAGTCTTTAGTGTTCCTCGCATTACGTTTTGCTGGTTTGAACCTACAAATTAACTTTTCTACTCTTTTGCCATTATTCTCAAGAGATACGGGAGATCTATCTACATCATTTGGGGCAAGGTGTGCCTGATGACTGATCCTTCTGTCAGGGATAATATTAGCTAATGTTGCTGATGACCATGATCCTGATGAATCGCCCCACAGAGATTGACCTGTCCCATGAATATTACTTGCAGAACTGACGTACAATTCGTAAACTGGTGTATTATCTTCTGGGTCGATCTCTGTGCAAACTATTCTCCAAGCAAACCCAAGCTCGATAACTGGTAGATATTGATCGCCATTATCGTTGGTTAAAAGATCTGATTCGTCATACACCTTATCAACTAAGTCTCCAAAGTCAAAAGCATTAAGGGTGTCCCCATGCATAAAGAAAGTTTCAGAATCAACAGGACAATCCTGCTGAGAAATTAAATTAGGATGAGCTCCAGGATACCTAGTAAAGGTCTCTCTATAATCATCGCCCCAAGGTAAGGATGCTGACTTATACCCACTAGAATATTCATCTACAACATGAGGGTGCGTAGTGAAGTTTTGCACCAAGCAATCATCTGTTCCTTTCTGATATGGATTCTTTATTGAATTCCTAGTTATAGCATAACTAGGAGCGACGTAGTTTCTTTTATCCCACCTTAATGCTAAAAGGGATAAAACGTTCGCATATCTAGAATTCGCTCTATACCTTGCGGGAGCATTATCACGATATGGGTTGGAACGAGTGGCACCGTCACCAGTATCAGAAAATGCGTCAACCCCAGAAGCAAACAAAGCAAAGGCATCGCAACCTATAGAACCATCAGTCAGTGCGGAATCGAATGTTCCTCCAGCATAACAATGGTTTCTGTCGTTTATATACTCTAGTATGTTAGCTTCATTTGGATAATTTTTGGCATAACTAGGATTTTTAGGGTAAATAAACCTAGAATATCTGTTTGCAGCCAGTGCACTCGATGAATCATAAGATCGATGCCCTATTAACCTTTCGTAATATCCTCTATTATGACCAGTTTTATACCAATCTAAAATGTGGCGCCAAGTCTCGACTTCTCTACCAACAGGTTGAATATAAGAAGAATCGCTAATAGGATTAGACTCATCTGGGTCTGAATTAAGTATCTGTGTTATTCTATAATTACCCTTTCTGCTGCCAGTTGTTACAGATAATGAGTGCATATCACCTGCAATATCAGCGGTGGTGACAGCCCCATTTTGACTGTGATCGAATAATTTATAGCCATTATAGGTGATATCAAAGACATATTTATCGCCATTGTAAGCATATCCAAGACCTTCCCATAGCCCTCTAGGGTTAGTAAACCCAGCCCTTGGGGCTGCTTCTACTGCTTTCGTATGATACACCATACTAATTGGTTGTGTGGTATTTATTACGCCCCAGAGGTAATTGAAATCAAAATTATTTCCATATGCTGCAACATATGGATCCATAGATGATGGTGATGGCCATGGCCAGTAAGACGTTTTTGGCAGACCTTTAAGGTCTATGGATTTATCCCTTTTAACAGTATAATCAGCATCGTCGCCACCCCAACCTGCTTGGTCAGCGAATTTATATGGATTTGGAGAATTCTCTGCAGCAATTTGGTAATTTATGCGATCGTCCGAGCGGACGTACACATAGTCTGGCCAAGAAAATCCTGGATGTAGGAATCCATTACCGCCATAGGGGTCGCCATATCTAGCAAAGCTGGTTTCGAAACTGAAATCAGCGATCTCGGCAGATAAGGATAATGAAGTATCGTTTACGCCATGATAATCATCAGTTCTGAATTCTCCACCCGATCTCGATGAATGTACTGATGCTGGTTGTGTTGGGTAATTAAAATTACCATCACTATCAAAAAGCCAGTCTGGAACTGCGTTAGAAAACCCAGTTAATGTCCCAGCATCTACTGGAGTGGCGCCAGAAACCCCACCAATGACACAATATGCATTATCGGCTAAATAACCTTCTTCATTTGATAAGGATAACAGTTCCCCATCCATCGTTAAGGTCTTCCTTAGGCTTTGATCTGGGTCGCCAGATACTCTCTGAGAACTGTGAGGTCTATGAACAAACGACCTTTCTTCCATAGAACCTGAGGTAGTGTCAACGCCATTTATAGTATAAAGAGCACCCTGCATTTGTTCTACTAGTAATGGGGATTCTTCGCTATCTCTTAATTTATTGGTCGACCAATGTTTGTTTTCGCCTGAACTATTGGTGGTGACTTGCTGGGTGTTAGTATAGGTGAAATATGCAGGATATGAGTTATCAGGATCCTGTTGACGGTTTAAAAGTGACAAGCTAGAGTCGTTTCCTTCACTGAAGGAATTGTAGAAAATTAGTACAACGCCAGTACCAGTGCTATCACCGCTGTAGTCTATCCCACCATCTTGGAGCGTAAGATCTCCCTTTACTATAACGTTATCCAGGTCGATATGAGATGAAGTCATATCGCCATTATTAATATCAGCTGCGTTTATTCTTGGGTAGCCGTTCCTAGTTAAAAACCCATGATACTGAGGTGCGATGCCCTGCCCTAGCAACATCTCTTTAGTCAAGAGGAGTGGACCATCACCGTATCCGTGATTAAATCCTAACATTTGGTTTCTTGCCGATTCCACAGAATCAAACGAAAGGGTCAAGACAAAAACCGCCATAGAATTGCCAAAATCCAAATTATCAAGACGGACATTATTATCATTAAAATTGAGTACTTCAGTGCCTGTACTCTTGTAGAATTGCCTACGCACCGAACCTTCTTTTTTGGCAGTGCCAGAAAATCTTCTAAATACTGACGATTCTGTTGCTGATTCTTCTGCAAAATTTAATTGATGATTTATCCCTGCAATACCATTAATGTAAATATCCTTTATAGTTGAATCGGCAGAATTAACAGGAATTGTATATGGGTAGAGATCCTCATCGAGACCTGTCCAGTTTTCCTTTCTTTCTATAATTTTCTTTTCTGGCCAAGGGAGATTACCTACGCCACTAGCTATCTTATGTCTTGTATTTGGATAAATTACCATAACAGACCCAACGACTGAGAATGGTGTAGTGCCTTGAGAGATCTCGGCTGGTGGGTCGGCAACAAAACCGACACTCATCCTATTGAGAGAATCAGCATCTAAGCCAGCTGGGTGAACATATGTGGTATAGATGTTCGGTCTATAAAGCACGTGCGGACCACTAAAATTGCCTGCAGAAAATCCATTTGTGCTAGCGAAATTTGAATCTGAACCATTAAAAGTAATATCGCCATTAGGATCATCGTCCCAAGTCGGTGCTGGTTCGTAACTAAACCCTAGTCCGAAAAAGCCAGTTTCAGTATCCAAGTTATCAGGTGCTGACAGCATATCTGCGAAGGCAGGCACTGTTGTGTTCGATAAAATCCCCATGGCAGCTCTACTGCTATTTTTTAAATAGATGTCCACAGAATCATCTGCAACCATTACCAATTCTATTTCTAGTCCATATGAGCTCAAAGGAAATTCTGACATAGTTTTATAGGCATATAATTCGCCCCTTGTAGGGTCGTCAACTATCATATGTTTTGTCGGTAAAAAGTCAAGTGCTTTAATGTTGCCAAAAGAATTTGACCTGTGCCGTTCGGATATAAAGGTCTTTGAAACTTGCGGGTCAAAAATCCCAGTACCAAGGTACTCGTCATAGTAATTGTTTAGACTGGTATATCGGTCAGTTGTGACCTTATCGTAGTTATCTCTAATCTCGGAAAACTTTATACCAGTGTATTTGTCGCCTACTTTACTCATTTAGATTATCGCCCTGATTGATGATAGGATGTTACCATTATTTATATGTTTAAACATTCCCGAATCTGAAATTTATTATACCCTATTTACAGTTATAAGTCAAGTTTATTATAAATAGTATTAGACAATTTGGAGAAATTCTTGGCACAGTATAACAGAAGAGCGCAACAGTATTTAAGCAACGGCACAACTAATTTTGAAGTTAACATGCTTGCCGATCAAGACGGCAACATCATTAACTCGTTTGGTGCTGCTTCTAATATCCCCATTGCTTCTGGTGCCGTAACTGGTCATAGCCATATTAATAAGTTTGGTTATAGTGACAATATCCAAAATCTTTCTACTATCTGGGACGGATCAAACATCTATACTTACTCAACTTCAGCAGGTGCGGTAACAGTAGCATCTTCGTCAGATGATGATGATGGTGCGGTAATTGAAGTTCAAGGTCTTGATGGAGACTATAACCTAGTAGTACAGGATATTACTATTGATGGAACTGGTGCGACTAATCTTATTAGAGTATTCAGAGCCAGAGTTAAAACACCAGCAACCGACGAAACAACCAACGTTGGTATTATCTCAGTAAATATTGCTACCCAGTTAAGAGCGAAGATCCTAGCAGGTAAAGGACAAACATTAATGGCTGTATATACTATCCCTGCTGGTAAGACAGGATACTTACTAAACCTTACAATGTCGGTCGATAAGGATGTAGATGTTATTTACAAATTAATGGTAAGAGAACAAGGTGGTGCGTTCAATATTAAAGGACAATTTGGTACTTTTGGAACTCCACTAGATCACAACTATCCAATACCGTTAGTGTTCTCTGAAAAGACTGATATAGAAATTCAAGCCGATGCTGGTAGCACATGTGGCGGTGGTGCTACTTTCGATCTGATACTGGTTGACAATCCAGCCTAATTAGGGTCTATTATCCCAAGGTTCTCTTTCACGGACTTCTTTTTCTGCGCTTTCTTCGGTTACGTCTGCGCAATCGTCAACCGCACTGGGTAAGTCTTTTTTACCAAAGATAGCATCCCAGTTATCATCAAATTTCTTTTGGTCTGCAGTCTTGCGCTGTTTGCTACCTTTACCGCCCTGCCATTGTCCGCTCATTTAAGTATACCTGTTAAAAGTGTTAAAGTCATGACTGTATTTAGCATAATTAATGCACGATCTTTCCATGCAATACTTACAGTCAACCAACCAATAGAACCGATTAAAGAGAAATATAAGTCAAACAAATGGTATTGTTCGCCTGCACTCCTGAAAGCAACTGCTAGTAATATTACGATTGAAGCAAACCACTTTATCAACCATATGGTTCTGTCACTCACAAGTAGTGATTCCAGATATAAGAGATAATCTCAAATACACCCATGGTTAAAACTAAACTTCCTGCAGCTAAACCTAAGCCATACAACATATCAATAAACATATTAGTCATCCCGTATCATCAAATTCGGTGGTCTTTCATCTTCCATCCATTCTTCATGGAGAGTATACCACTCAAGAGCCAGTACTTTCTTGGGAAACTTTGGGCTAACAACTGCCCCCTTTGAGTTCTTCCAAAAGTATTCGTCCCAACCATTTTCGCTTGTTACAATAAGTTCCACAGTCCTTCCTTTAAAACTTTGGTGCGTATTTGTGATAGAGTTTTGACGATTCGTTAACAAGACCTTCTTTTTTACAGGAGTTCATCTTATCTTGAATAGCATAACTCTCATCACGACCTTTTATAAATGCTCTGTGGTCGTCGCTCATTGAATAGAACCAATCATGATCGACCAGCATAGTTTCTAACTCTTTCAATACTTCAACTTTCTTCATATTTCTTCACCTCAATACCACATTGATGTAAAAACTCAATACCTTGATTAGTCCTGTAATCATTCTTATATATTACTTTCTTAATCCCAGATTGATAGATCAACTTGGCGCATTCTATACAAGGAGAATGAGTGATGAATATATCAGCACCCTCTCCGCTTTCTGACGACTTAGCAAGTTTAGTTATTGCGTTTGCTTCCGCATGTAACACTTCTGGCTTTGTTTGTAAAAACTGAACATCACCATTTGGCCATTTGATTTCTTCTTCACAGGTATTATCCCAACCAGATGGCATACCATTATAGCCAATGGAGATGATGCGATCATCCTTTACGACAATCGCACCAACTTGTAGCTTTTTAGCTGTACTGAGTTTTGAGAACCTTTCGGCTACGTCAATATATGCGGATACGAATTTATCCTTCATCCAATAATTGCCCGAGCGTGGAAGGTCCAGCTATACCGTCAGCATCTAATCCATTTTTGTCTTGCCATTCCTTGAGTACAATCTCAGTGCCAGCACCGAAGATACCATCAGCGTCAATACCTAATGCTTCTTGCATTAGCTTAACACCATCGCCACGTGATCCTTTACGCAATACACCGATATCTTCTAGGTCGATATCATCTTCATCTTCTTCGTGATCTTGAGAGTCGCAAGACTCTACACCCAAAGCATGAAGTGCTTCTTCCCAGTGATGTATTCTATCTTCAAGACCGATATAACCGCCATTGATTCGACGAGTTAGTTTCTTCATGTCTTGAGTGTCAGAATACTTATTAAGATTATTTTCATTCCAAAACCAAATTGCAGCTAGGATACCATAATTGGGATCTTCACTCAGTAGGTCTGGGTTGTCAATAACTTCAGGACAATCCATATCTTCTGCAAACGCAAGGTAGTTGTTTTTACCAGTTAGCTGAATTGGTCCACGACCACGGTAGTTCCATCCATCGCCTGACTCAGTCGGTCCATTACCCATACGGTTTGCATAAACTACATTAGCAATCGCTTCAGGGTTTCTAGCATACTCTTCAGCATCATGATCACCACGTGCGAAGTATTTACCAAAAACAGCATCTAATGCCTTTGCCGAATAGTTTAAGTTTTCGCTGAATACTCTCCAGCCACCAGACTCATGCCCACATTGCGCTAGGAATGCCGCAATACGATATGGCGTATTAATCTCGTATTTCGGAAACAACTCACGCATGGCATCACACCATGCGGAAGCATCACTACACCTTGGGAATAACTCTTTAAATTGAGAATCGCTTATCATTTATTACTCCTTGATGATATTCGCAATATGAGTTTCAAATTGCTCGACCTTATCAACACGGTTTGGCCAATAAATGTAATCCTTTTCTGGATTCATTTTTAGGTTAGTTAAAAGTGGTAGAACAGCGTTGTATAGTTTATTCAACCTGTCCTCTAGTTCTGACGCAGTATCAGTAGTAGCACTGATAACTGACTGTGCTTCACGAACTGCGTCTAATTCACTTTCATCTACAGCCGTGAAGCCAAAATCGAAAATATCACTCATTTTACAATTTCCTCGTATAAAGTTTCAAAGTCCTCCGATTCGGATTGGACTTCAGTAAAGTTTTGCTTATGATATACTTTAGCAAGACGCTTTAAGTATTTAGGGTTTAAGCCAACTTCATCTTTGATTTTTACACAAATATCACGCTGTAATTCACGTTCAGAGTCTTGTCTAACCATAGAATTGGACATTTCTACGACCGCATCCTTAACAGTTTTCTTATCATTCGGGGAAGAGGGAATTATTACACTTGTCATTATATAGTCTCCATAGAAACAGCAGATTACTCTGCTGCAGGTTCTTCAGTTGGTTCTTCTGGAGGTGTTCTACCTTCAGGATCAGGGTCAACATCTGCATCAGCAGGCTCTTCCTCTTGAGGGATATTAGCGTCAAGGAATGCCGCAACTTTATTCCGCAAAGCACCTACACTTTCCATTTCTTCGGGTTTAAACGCACCCCTAACAGAACACGCATCAATCACAGATAACATATTACGGATATCGTTCAAGTTGATATCGGGAGTTTGTGCTTCATCAGCAACAGTATTTTCTTCGCTCATTTTATTTTCCTTATGCATTAAACTTTGAATTTTTCTCAAGGGCAACCCAGTATGTTACTTCACCAGTCGCAAATTGAGAGATTAATTTAGACGAGATAGACACTTTCATATCACCACCAACAAACTTGAAGTTAGAGATATTAAAGATCATCTCGAATGAAGAGTCAGGTCGAGTAGCAGATGGGATAGACATTTCATAACTGTTAGCAGTAGAGTCTTTAGTATCCGTTACCTTAACAGTAACTCCAGAACCACCCTCTTCACCTACAACCACAACATCACTAGCACCTAGTGCAGCTGCAGCACGTCGAATATTCGACATTTGGTCTTCAGTAATATCCAGTTCAATCTCGCAAGCAGGCATAGTAATGTCTTTTTGCGGAGTAGTTAGGATAGAAGCATCAGAGAAGAAGTAGTTTACAGACTGACCACCCTCGCTAATCTTAACAGTCTTACCATCATCGCCAAACTCGAGGTCTGGGTCTTCAAACATACCTACAACCGAAAGGAATTCATTCAGGTCATAGATACCAAAATCCTGAGGGAAAGATTCAGCAACATTGGCTGTCGCTAGAATATTCTTTGCTTCAGAAATAGTTTTGATTACGTTACCAGCCTTTACAACGATATTTGGATTAATCGTTGAGAAGTTCTTTAGCATCGCAACCGTTTCATTCGAGATTTTCATGTTATTCTCCATAGTTAAAGTTGGCAATATTATACCTTATTTCTCGCCATTAGTAAAGTGTTTTTTTGCTACTTCATCCCATTCAAGGGGAGTAACAGAATCGATAGAAGCAGGAGAGATACCAGACTCAACAGGTTCACTTGCGAGCGGTACTTCATTTGCTGGGGATGCGTTGAGGGTTTGTTCAACTCTGTCATGCTCATAAAGGGCAAGCAAGCCATAGTGTATAACCTTCAACAGGTCTTTGCGGTGGTCAGAACGACTACCTTTTTGACCATATCGGTTTGAGTATTTATCCACGTTTCCGAGGAAGAAACCCATACCACGCCCACGATCAACAATGACCTCAGACGTTTGAATCTTATCGCCACCATAGTGTTGACTATAGGTGGCGTCGACATATTCCTTTATTTCAGAGAGAAGTTCGCCCTCTCTAAATTTATAATTGATCATTTAATCTCCTAGAAAGCAGGTTCGTCATTATCAATAGCATCTAACACATCACCCAGATTTACTTCAGGAGTGATTTCATTAGAATCAATTTTACTGTATAAGTCTAAGAAGGCAGACTTGGTATCTTCATCAAAACGATTCACGCATAACTCAATAGATCGAGCACGGTCATTAAAGATAGCAAACGTTTGGGCAATGTGGCACAAACGACGAGTAGAAACGATATCTTCAACGCCACCATCAACGTAAGTCTTACGAATAATCTCAGACCAAGTAGTTAGCTTATCAGCAAAGTCAGTATCAACCGCACCGAACTTATCCATATGGTTCAGTAGAATCTTTTTCTCTATCGCAAGAGAAGGATAAGGTTGCTCAACAGTAATACTGAATCGCTCCAGGAATGCCTCATCAATAATCGTAGCAGCAACAAACTTGCCATCTTCCGAACCTTGACCTTTGGTGTTAGCAGTAGCAATCACGTTGAATCCAGGAGCAGGAGTAATCATCTCACCAGTTTTCTTAATCATAACTGGCTTACCCTCAAGAACACCCTGAAGAGCCATCAAACGATTAGAAGAACGATCAACTTCATCGATAAGAAGTATCGCACCAGCTTCCATCGCTTTGATAACTGGACCCTTTTGGAAAACTGTCTCACCGTTGATCAAACGAAAACCACCGATTAGATCGTCTTCATCAGTCTCAGGAGTAATCTGAACACGGACATACTCACGCTTAGATTTAGCGCACGCTTGCTCAACCATCATTGTTTTACCATTACCAGATAGACCAGTAATAAAAGTCGGATAGAACATACCCGAATCAATAATAGTTTTAATGTCTTTGAAGTTACCCCAGCTGACATAAGTAGAGTCAGCAGAAGGAACGTAGACTTCATCGTTAGTAACAGATTGTACAGCAGTCATTACAGGTTTACTCTCAGCTGGAGCATTAGAAGTGTGCTCAGCATTAACATTACGGAAAGGAAGGATCTGAGCTTCCAAATTCCATACACCACGTGAAACTTTATTATCGGCAATCATCACCTCACGGTAGACCCTACCTTTTGCAACGCCAGTAGCATCGCACGCATCATATATATCTTTGTTACGGAAGTGGCTTCGGTCAGGAAAACGTTTAGCCAACTCACGGTAAAGTGGAGCAAAAGCATATGTACTCATAATATAATCTCTCTCTAATCAATTAACTCATTCAATACACATATTATACTACATTTAAACCCAAAAGTAAAGGGTTTTTTAAACTTTTTTTGATCTTTTTTTAAGCGACCATCTCAGCAAACTTACTAGCAAGAACACGGTTTCCTTTCTTAGACTTAGCGAACTTCTTAAACTCACGAGTCAGCGCACCTTTAGAATCATCTTTAGGGGCAAAGTCCGTAGTAGCAGTATCCAACTTGGTAGTTCTCAGGAAGAAGTATCTATCAAAACCTAACTGGTCATCAACAGATACACCGCCTTTTCTCCAGTCGGTAAGGACAGGTCTGATCTCTTGCTCAGTGTCATAACCCTTACCCTCGGAGCGATACAAACGATATCTAACATCATTGGCTCGGTTAGTTAGGAAGTAACAAACCGTATTACAGCCAGTATGTTTTTTCAACGACTCAACCAGAGTTTGAGTGCCAGCATAGTTAGTCTTACAATTAATACGCTCACCACCTACAGTGAACACCATTCGATTAGAGTTAAAGTAGCCATCGTTCATATCGTGAACTTGCGCATAGTCATAACGAATAGTGTTAGTATCGCCATCACTCAGCAGAGTAAAGTTTACTTTATCAAGACCATAAGTATCACGGAAGTCAGGAATCAAAGTATGCATAGCAATCAATGCCTGATTCAGAGGAGTACCACCCATCATTTCATGCGTAGACTCATGGAAGTTATAGATTTGATAACAAGCAGTTTCAAAGTCTTTCTTGCTCATCTCATTAGAAAGTAACTCAAACAGAGACATAGATTCCCAATCAATAACGTGTTTAAAGTTACGCTCTTTAAGACCGTTAGAAGTAAACCCATAAACACGGAAAGGGATATTCACTTTACGACAAAAGTGTGCGATATTGATAGCTTGTTTCTTTACATTAGCAATACAATCATCCATAGAGCCAGAGTAGTCAACCAACATTACCAGACCATGATTCTTAGCATCAGCCAGCTTGGTAGTTCTAGCGAAGATATCTTCGTTGTATTTGTAAGAGTATAGTTTAGTAACATCAATAGAACCAGTCTTAGAAGTTCTAGATCTTGAGTAGCGATATGCAGCTTTCTTCATCTCAAACTCACGAGCCATAGTATTAACTACAGACTTGGTCTCAGCCAAGAACTCATCATAAGATTGGGTCACGTATCTACGCTGATACCAGTGAGTGTTTTCATCATTTCTGGTATCGATAAGGGTTTTGTAATCAGCAACAAGACTCTTGGCTTCCTTTAAAGTTAGGGAGCGAACAACTACAGGGGAACTATCACCATCATGGCTTTCTAGAAGATCAGACTCTTTAGAACGGAACGCTTCATCAGTCTCAACGATCTCGTTACCAGCACCAGCATTGCTAGAGAATCCTTCCTCAATATCTTTACTTACATCTTCCTCGCTATCTTCAGTATCCTCTCCTTCGATTTCTTCGACAACGTCTTGTTGTTCGCTGTCCATTTCACTATCTTTACTCTCAGGAATGCCAGATTGATTGTCAGTTGAAGGTGAATCCTCTGTACTTTTTTCCATACTTTCTTCATCATTATCATTATCCCCCTCAGGATTTTGATTATCATTTTGGGGTTGCTGTTGTTCTTTCTCAGCACCCATATAGTCAAGCAAAGATCTTGCGGCATCAACAACTTCTTCCCATGTTTCAGCAGAGAAACACTTTTTCACAACAGGAAGTTCTTCGTCAGTGAATGGCATATCCACTAACTGGTTCAGCTTGGCTTTAATATTGATACGGTCGGGCAAACCATAGGAAGAATATTCCCTATCCTGAGTACCAAAGAAGTTTTCGTCAAACAAAACTTGATAACCACCTTGAAACGACTTAACTAATCCTGGATACTTACTACGGATCATTCGCTCAATGCGGATATCTTCAATAATGTTAAGGAATGAACGAGGAATACCCTCGACATCTATTTCGGAATCATGCCAACCCTCTCTAGGAGTAAACAAAGCATGACCGACCTCATGACCAATAAGCAGGTCTTGAACATCAGCACCTTTGTCTTTCCATAGGGGAAGGTTTAGAACACGGTTAACAACATCGAACGATGCGGTCTGGTAGTTACCCTCACGCACTTCAATGTTTTCATTAGCAAGCAATCTAGCTAGAGTAGATTTAACTGTCATATAGAATACCTCTCAATCAATACATGTATTATACTATAAGCAATTGAGAAAGTAAAGGGTTTTTTTGAATTATTTTAAATTATTTTATCTTACTGAAGTTTCTTTCCTTAGTAAACTCTATCTTAGACCTAAACTTGCCGTCTAGAACATCACCTTTGTGAGATATGATAAACGTATTAGTTCCTTCCTCTAGGGTCTCTAATATCTTGAGTAGATTTTCAATACCGTCATTATCTAGAGAGGAGTCAAACGTTTCGTCTAGGATCAATAGGTTAGAAGAAGCACTATTCTTCATACGAGCAATCTGTCGCCAAGTGAATAGTAATGCCAAGTCAATACGTTGTTTCTCACCCTCACTAAACGAGGCATAGTTGAACGAATCACGGAATCTAGATTTAATAGTCTCAGTGAAACTCTCATCAAGGTTGAACGAAACATAGAAGTCCATAACCTGCAGGTAATGATTGATCAGTTTATTCATTACAGGCAGATATTGCTTGATAACCTTAGTTTTGATACCGCTATCCTTTAGCATTTCACCCACAGCTTCTTGATAGGTTTTCTGCTCAGATAGTTCTAACTTTCTCTCAGTTAATGAATCACGCTCTTCACTTAGTTGAGTCAGCTTAGAGTTAGCTTCCCCAAGATCTCCCTCTTTAGAGGTAAGTTTAGTGATATCTTTTTCTAAGGCAGTTATCTGTTTCTGTAGCCGAGAAATCTCTTTATTGTTGAGCGTCAACTCCGAAGTATCTTCACGAACCTTTTCAGATATAGAATCTAACTCCAATATGTTAGATTCTACTGCGGCAGATTGTGAAGAAGCATCGATAACCGCCTTGTTTAATTCTCTGGCTTTTTCATGAGCAGTCTCTAGTTTATTCTGCCTTAGTTCTTCAGCGATATCTTGTTCGCAGGTAGGGCATTGCTCGTTGTTCTCATAGAACTTGGCATCCTTAACTACAGACTTTATCTGTTGCTCGAACTGAGCCTTATACTTGAGCAAACTTTGTTTCTTACTCTGAGCATTAGATATATTTTCTTTCAATCCATTGGAAGATTCTTCTATCGATAACGATAGTGCTGCATTGCTTTCTTGTATACCTGTAATAGTAGATTGACTTTCTTCTATCGATTTACGTTTATCAGATATTTGTCCGTCATTAATGTCAGCAATCTCACGGATGTAGTCTTTCTGTAAACCAATTTTATCTTTGACCAGTTCTACTTGATACTTATTATCTTTAACATCTTCTTTGAGACGTTGCGACTGCTCTTTCAGTATCTGATTCATCTTACCGAATATCTGAATATCAAGTAAATCTTCGATCACCTCACGACGATGATAGGTCGGCAGTTGCATAAACGGAATGAAAGACGAAGAACCAAGAACAACTACTTGGTGGAAAGACTTATGATTAAGTTTTAAGATATTTTGCTCTAGGAACTTTTGATAGTCTCGGCTAGTTGATGATTGATCTACCATCTTACCATTCTGCCATATCTCAAACTTATTTGGTTTGATACCACGAACAACCTTAAACTCTACATTGCTGATAGTAAACTCAACTTCAACTAATGCGTCACGGTTATTGATGCTGTTAACCAGCTGTAGCTTCTTGATGTCTCTATGAGGTTTACCGAATAAGGCAAACGAAAGAGCATCTAGCATGGTAGACTTACCTGCGCCATTATGCCCTACAATCAATGTAGAGGGGGAGCGGTCAAGGTGTATTTCAGTAAAGGTGTTACCAGTGGACAGGAAGTTCTTCCACCTGAGTTTAGTAAAATGAATCATTACATAAGTTCCATATTCTGTGCTTCAACATATAAACCGTGAACAATATCTTTTATCTTATCTTTGCTCAGCTCAGTATCAACTGCATCAACATATGTATTAAGCATATCTTGAGTGTCTTCAACGTCTACTTCAGAGTCTTCAATAGCTTCTCCCGCAAACTCTTCAAAGGTCTCAGCAATCTTTACCTCATAGGTATCAATAGCTTGTAGTCTGTCGATGAATCGGTCAAAGGTAAATGGGTCTTTCTTTTTCTTCACAATAACCTTAACAAAGTTATTAGCCAACTTATCTACATCAAAGTCGGAATAGCTTCTATCCGTATCATCATAATATATGCGAGAGAATATAGTTATAGGGTTCAATACTGGTGTTAACTCACGAGTCTCAGTATCAAATATGTGAAAGTATTTAGGATCGTTAACATCAGTCCAAGTGAACTCCATCTGAGAACCAAGATAATGGATATTATCCTGTTGAGATTTAGTATGGAAATGACCAGACATAACCATCTCAAAACGTTTGAAGTGTTCGCTAGACATACCATGTGGGTTAGGAAACCCTTTATGCATATCAAACCCAGCCAACTCGAAATGACCGCCCACAATAGAAGCGGAACAGTTTTCAATAAACTTCATTGTAGAGTGATAATTGTCGTTATTGATCCAAGGTATGACTGCTACCCCACAACCATCATAATCTAGAACCTTTGGCTCCATATGAATATCTACTTCATTCATGTAGTGCCCGAGTAACTCTTTCAAACTGTTCAACTCATTAGTATTCTTGAAGAACACGTCATGGTTTCCTGGAATAATGTCCATATGGATACCCTCTTTGCGGAGTACCTCTAGGAAACTATTGCGGTTAGAGTTAAGTGCTTTGAAGTTAATATACTTGCGGTGGTCATAGTAATCGCCCAAATGCAAGATGTTGCTTATACCATTTTCTTTTAGGTATGGAAAGAAAACCTCTGAGTAGAAGCGTTCTTGGTAGTTAATGAATATGTCAGACGAGTTACGGACACCGCAATGGGTATCGTTCAATATAGCAATCTTCATAATTTATCCCATAAACAGTTCAAGGTTTTTGTCTTGCTTCTTCTTGGTTATCTTCTCTTGTTTGCTGAACTCTTTGAGGACACGGTCAGAATCCCTAACCTTATCGATACGACTGCGGAGTTCTTCGATAAATCCATTATCACCTATATCTTCTCCAGATGCATCATGCTGAACAATAAACTCTTCAAAGGATGCTTGCTCAATAAACCTCATTTTAACATCAAACTGTTTCTTCTCTTTCTGGATACGTCTTATAAACGCATAGTAGCATATCTGAGTAAAGTATGCAAACGCATTAGGATTACCAGTACGAGTGGCTGTTTCTATATTGTAATTCATGATAGCTTTCAGGCAGTTTTCTACAGCATCCATAACCATTTCTTCCCGATAGGTATATCTAATGAAGTTAGGTTTATGTGATAGACCTTCAGATATCTTTAAGAAACATGTGGCAATATATTCGGTTACGATGGGGGTTGGTTCGCCCCTTTCCTGCGCCTGCTTGACAGAATTGACGTAATCGACTACAGACTGCGAGAACAATTTATTGTTCACATAATGAGGCTTGTTGGCAGGTTTAGTCATTATAATCTTTCCATTTTAAGTTTGATAAGCATATTATACTACATTATCGCTCAAAAGTAAAGTATTAATTTAATTTAATTTATTTGAAGAAAAGGCTTTACTTTTTGTCATTTTTATAGTATAATATAAGAGTTGTGCGGGGGAGGGTGAGTATACCTTTAATGTAGTGTCGATTTAGGGTCGATATCAGTTTCCCATTCATCATCATACTCATCATCTGTTTCTGGCGAAGCCAGATCATCGTCGGGATAGACCTCACGGAGACGCAAGGCGGTGGCGATGTATTTCTCTTTAGTATTTTCGCTGGCTTTGCAAGTAGCAATTACTGTATCTGCGTTTATGAATACTGTCAATGAATCAGGCTGAACAGTGAACCAAGGAGTCATGAAAATCCTTTGCACCCTATCCTCGTTATAGATGTTCATAAGCAGAGGGGATTCAACTATGTATCCATGATCTTCCATGCCTCTTATATAGCCAATCACCTCATTCCCATCTATGAGTTTAAAGTGCCTGATATCAACTTCGTCTATTTCGAATTTCAAATTTCTAACTCATATATTTTGTAATCAAATTTCTCTTTCGAGTATATCTTTATACGTTCTGCAGCGTGATTTAGAGTATAATTCTTACGATTTTTATGATGTAAATCATCCGCTATATCGTACAAGTTCGTTTCCCGCCCATCGTCAGATTTTCTTAGCCCACGACCTATAGACTGTAGCACTTTAATCTGAGACTTTGATGGAGAGGCAAATATAATATTATGTATATTCCTTATATTAACCCCTGTGGAGAAAGTCCCTAGAGAAGCAACCACGATAGCATTCTTTTCTCTTTCTGTGATTTGCCTTACCATTTCCCTATCATCTACGTCAGTTTGCCCAGATACAAAGAAGATCTTACGGTTCTTATGAGCACCCTCTTTAATGATATTGTAAAGTGGCTTGCCATGTTTCTCAACTAGATTGAATAGAACTAGCGTGTTACCATCTTGGTCTAGTGCTAGGTTCTTTATAAACGTATTGCGTTTCTCATTACTTACAATGAAATCTATTTCTTCCTGATACTTAGCTTTCTTCATCTGAAAACATACTTCAGCTGGATACTTTAGTAATAGGACATTTATCTTTAATTCAGATAATGCCCCAGAGTCCATAAGGTTCTTTGTATTAGTAACTCGATAAACTGGACCGAAGTGTCCTTCTAGAACCAAACGGTGAGTTTGAGTGCCGTCAAGAGTACCAGTGGTTCCAACACGGAACTCAGCATCCCTAAGTTTACCCATAATTGTACCAAGTGACTTTGCTTTAAAGTTATGTGCTTCATCTCCAACTACTGCTCCAAATTGTTCAAACCAAGTTGCTGGCAGTTTATAGATTGACTGCCATGTCGTTATAGTAACTCTTTTATCAGAGTTCTTTTCCTTACCAGAATAGATCTTATGTATCTCGTCTACGGCATTAAAGTATTCGTCGTATTCGGAATAGTCCGCAAAGTCAGAAGCCATTTGCTCTACCAAAGAAGTGGTAGGAACTACAATAAGAAAGTTTTTATCTCTATTATGTAGGAAGTATCTCATTATGGCATATATGATAAGAGACTTACCAGATGCGGTTGGAGATAGCAAAAGAGCATTCTTGTTTTCTAGCCCATGACGGATCGCTGTAAGCTGATAATCTCTGGGTTTAATCTTATTGCCCCCAGACGTGAGGTTCATACTATTGATAAAAGAGTTGAAATCTCCCTCGTCAATAGGAACTTCTGTATCAGGTCTACCATACCAAGCATCTTGCTCTACAAATAGATCGTAATCCCTAGCACCTACAAATTCTTTTAGGTATTTGAATAGACCTATGGGCAACTCTTTCTTTCTTGAATCATATAACCGTATCTTCCCATCCCACATCTTATTCTTGAACGCAGGCATAAACTGATACCCTGGAACAAGGAAGCAAAAGAAATCACTCAGTTCGTTCTCAATTGAAGGATCTGTTATAACGCTGAGGAATGCGTGGTTCTTTTTCTTTACGGTTAGTGAATTCATTATGCACCGTTAGTAAATCGATGCCAGTCTATCATATTTTTAATTGTAGAATGGCGCCATCTGAGATTATTGATTATCTCTTCAAGGGTTTCTATTATAGCCTGAGCCAGATCGATCTTTGCATTTAGCTTTTGCATGTCTGGGTCAGAACGGTAGAAGTAATCCATATCACCCTTCAAGACTCTCAACCCATTTGTAGGGTCTGGATCCCAACCAAGTTTACGAACTTGATCAACGTCCATCTTTCCTGAGTAGTATAGCCACTTATTCTTGAACATAACATCTAGCTGACTCTCGAGATACTTCTTCTCAAGTTTGCTTTTGGTCATCATTTCAAGATATTTTGCGTGTAGGTTTGGGGTAACTCTAGAAGATTCGTCTAGCTTTAAACGATCTATCTCCGAGTCAGTTTTCCACATGTCCATAATTTCTTCAATATTGTACATAATATACCTTGTATCAGTGTTTATTCAATAGTCATATCCGAGAAAGAAAATACCACATCTGCAGTTATATAGGAGACTTCAGTAGCACCTGCATCAAACTCAAGTCCGCCAATAGAAGTTGGTATTGCGTTCTTGAAAGTGAATGTTCTATTCTCATTATTGTGGCTCGTCATAACCATTAATGTTATATCGCTAAACTGATCACCTAGAAGAGACTGGTCCATCACTGAAGCATTAATCCAATCAAAGATTTCTTTGTAGGATTTCATATCTTCGTCGACTATTAGTTTAACTGATAAATCTTCAAAAGTCAACTTATCTCCATAGATATTCATATTTCTTTGAGATAAGTTTGCCGTTGTAACTCCAGAAGATACTGCTGGGACTGATACGCCAGTAGCAAAAAACTCTAGGTTTGGAAACTTCTGCAGAACCAATTTGAATGATACTGGAGATAAAGAATTGATATTTTCGGGGATAGCTGCCATTGTAATATACCTTTACTTATTGTAACTCTATTTATAAGGCAAAAAAAGAGGGAGCCGAAGCCCCCTCAAAACTAACAATATTTCGTTATGTTTATTATCCAGCAGAAGCGCCAAGAACGTTTGACACACCGAAGATACGGAAGTAACCGTTCGCACGGTTAGTACCAACAGTACCAACACCAGCCTGATTTTGGCCAGTAACGAATGGGTTAGCAACCATGCCATAACGAGTCTTAAAGCCGATTTTCGGTTGGAAAGTATTCTCGCCAACTGCTTTAACCATAGTTAATGGTACATATGGGCAGTAGAATAGACCTGCGTCATATGGGTTAGAACCACGATAGCCAACAGTTACATAGTTAACAGTTGCATATGGATCGATGTATACTTTCATACGACCGTTAAGTACACCAGCAAAAGTATTACCAGTATCGTCTACTTGTAGGTTAGTAGAAAGAGCAGGCGTATAGTCTAAAAGACCAGAAGCAGCAAGAGCAGAAGCAACATCTGATGAACAGATGATGAAGTTACCTTTACCACGACGAGTGTCTTTAGCGATAGCGTTAGCTTCAAGTTCGATCTTCATGATCAAAGACTTATACTTCTCTACAGACCAACGACCATCAGTAGCGTCTAGGTCGAAGTGACCATTAGCAACAGCACCAGCAGCAGCAATATCAGCAGTACCAGCCTGTTTAGTAGCTAGTTTTGCTTTAACATTGATAGTACGGATAACTTCACGGTTCACTTCAGCTAGGATCTCAGCAGAAAGAATGTTAGCCAACTCAGTCTCAGCGTCTAGACCGTGTACAGCTTTAAGGTCTTGAGCCAATTCCATAGTGTACTCAGCTTTCAACTGACGGCTAGTAGCAGTTACAGAAGTACGATCGATTGAGAACGCCATTTCACCAAAGGTAGAACCTTCAGCATTTGCTGTTGTATCGCCAGTACCGATGCCGAAAGCAGAATCTAGATCGATATTGCCGTCAGTAGTATCAGCAGTAGTAGCGTCACTATCATGATCTTCTGCTAAATCGTTACCGAAAGCAGGATCTAGGCTTGAAGAGTTACCACCGTGAGTGCCAG